GCGTGCGGCGTTGGTGCGCGGCTACGATTTGTCGGCCCAGCGTGCCCAGCAGGTTTCTCGCGCCGACTTTGCGCGCTATGACCTGATCCTGGCCATGGATCACAGCAATCTGCGCAACCTCAAGGCCCTGCAGCCGGGCCAGGGCAAGGCTGAGCTGGACCTTTTCCTGCGCCGTTACGACGCCGAAGTGGACGAAGTGCCGGACCCGTATTACGAAGGCGAACAAGGCTTTGAACGGGTCCTGGACCTGATTGAACGTGCCTGTGATTTATTGGTGATCGAATTGAAGGGGCGGTTATGACCTTGCAGGTGCTTGCGCAGGTGTCGCTCAAGCCATTCAACAGCTTTGGCATTGACGTGCGTGCCCAGCTGTTCGCCGAGGCCCGCAGCGACGATGATGTCCGTGAGGCCTTGGCCTATTCGGCGGCACACGCGGTGCCGCTGCTGGTGATCGGCGGCGGTAGCAACTTGCTGTTGACCCAGGACATTCCGGCGCTGGTGCTGCGCATGGCCAGCCAGGGCATCCGTGTGTTGCACGACGACGGCACGCAGGTGGTGGTCGAGGCCGAAGCCGGCGAGGCCTGGCATCCGTTCGTGCTATGGACCCTGGAACAAGGCTTCTGCGGCTTGGAAAACCTCAGCCTCATCCCCGGCACCGTTGGCGCCGCGCCCATGCAGAATATCGGCGCCTACGGTGTCGAGATCAAGGATGTATTCGCCGGCCTGACCGCTCTGGATCGTCACACCGGCGAGTTGCGCGATTTCAGCCTGGAAGAATGCAACTTTGCCTACCGCGACAGTCTGTTCAAACACGAGACCGCGCGCTGGCTGATCTTGCGGGTGCGCTTTGCCCTGAGCCGCGCCAGCCGCCTGAAACTCGACTACGGTCCGGTGCAGCAGCGCCTGGCGGGGCAGGGGATCGCCGAGGCAACACCGAGTGACGTCAGCCGCGCGATCTGCAGCATCCGCCGGGAAAAACTGCCCGATCCGGCCGAGCTGGGCAATGCGGGCAGCTTCTTCAAGAACCCGCTGGTGTCCCAGGTGCTGGCGGCTGAGCTGCAGGCGCGCTATCCGGACCTGGTGGCGTACCCGCAGGCCGATGGGCAGATGAAGCTTGCGGCCGGCTGGCTGATCGACAAGGCAGGCTGGAAGGGTTTCCGTGACGGCGATGCCGGCGTGCACAAGTTGCAGGCGCTGGTGTTGGTCAACTATGGCAATGCCACAGGGCACGATATTGCGAACTTGGCCCAGCGTATCCAGCGCGACATTGCAGAGCGTTTCAAGGTCGATCTGGAAATGGAGCCCAACCAGTATTAAGCCCCTTCAAACAAAAATGCCCCGCATCTTTCGATGCGGGGCATTTTTTATTGTGCTGACAATCAGTCGTCGCGGCTCATGATGCCGAAGATCTGCAACAAGCTGATGAACAGGTTGTAGATCGACACATACAGGCTGATGGTCGCCATGATGTAGTTACGTTCACCACCGTGGATGATCGCGCTGGTCTGGAACAGGATGCACACCGAGGAGAACAGCACAAAACCTGCGCTGATCGCCAATTGCAGGCCGCTGATCTGGAAGAACATGCTCGCAACCACAGCCGCCAGCAACACGAAGAAACCAGCGGTAATGAAACCACCCAGGAAGCTCATGTCCTTGCGGGTGATCAGCACGTAGGCCGACAGGCCACCAAACACCAGTGCGGTCATGGCAAACGCCGAGCTGACCACTTCCGCGCCGCCGGCCATGCCGAGGTAACGGTTGAGGATCGGGCCGAGGATAAAGCCCATGAAACCGGTCAAGGCAAACGCCGACACCAGGCCCCAGGCCGAGTCACGCAGCTTGTTGGTCAGGAAGAACAGGCCATAGAAGCCGATCAGCACGACAAAGATATTCGGGTAGCCGACGCGCATCTGCTGGGCCACGAACGCCATCACGCCGCTGAATGCGAGGGTAAGGGCGAGCAGGCCATAGGTGTTGCGCAACACGCGGCTGACTTCAAGCTGCTCAGCCTGCGCGTTACCATTCACTGCGTAATTCTGTTCGCGCATGGCGACACTCCTTCGGTTTTGAAACGTTCAGTCGCAAAGATCATAACAGACGCTCTGTAACAAGCGATGGCAAGAGTTTGACAGTGTGTTTCATTCGGGTATTATGGCGCCCGCTGAGACGGGATGGGCTACTATAATCCTGTGATGCACAAGGGAAATTGGCAGAGTGGTTGAATGCACCGGTCTTGAAAACCGGCGGACGTTAATAGCGTCTCCAGGGTTCGAATCCCTGGTTTCCCGCCAAAATACAAACAAAAGCCCCGCGAATGCGGGGCTTTTGTGTTTCTGGGGTTTGGTTCAGTAGCCGTCTCCTCGCCCGATAGTTTCCGCATCATATTGGGCAGTTTCCGCAACTCGATTTCAGCGGGTCGGTTTCACAATCTCCCCGACACGCCTGTAAACCGTCTCGGTGATGCGTTTGTCTGTGTGCCCCAACAGACGGCTGGCATCGCCCAGATCCAGGATTTCACTGGCGGCTTTCGGTCGTATGTCGCGGAATTGGAACTGTCGGATGCTGGCCGCCAGTACGCCGTCACCTGCTTCCTTGGCGATTGCAATTGCCTTGTCCCGTGCATCGTCAAAGCGCAGCCGCAGCATGTGCTTGGTCACTTGCCTCCCGTCCTCAGTGACGATCAGATAAGGATTTCGAACTCCACGGGCGCGTCTCTGTGCGATCAGGCGCTCAACCAGCACGCCTAAATCATTCATCGCGCCGGCGGCCGTCAGCCGGATTCGCAGCTTCTTGGACGTCTTGCCCTGGGATACCTGCAGGAATTCGTTAACCGCGTCAGCCTCCCGCATTGACAGCGTGTCGGCCGGGCGCTGGGCGGTAAGATAGGCCAGGTCCATTGCATCGCGCAGCTCAGAGGCTGCTACTGCATAAACGGCGCCCCAGATTTCCTCGCTGGCGTAAAAGTCGCGCGGCGCCTCTTTGTTTTTGCGCACGCCGGCGGCGGGGTTGGCTTCAGTCACGCCCCATTCGCGTGCGATGTTGTAGATGTGTGACAGCAAAGAGATTTCCCGGTTGGCGCGTACCTTGGCGGTGCGGCTGTCCCGATACTGCGCAATGATCTGTGGCGTCACCGCATCAATAGGCGCATCGCTAAATGCCTTGCGTAGCTGTTTCAGGCTCAGCCGGTTATCGCTTTGTGTCTTGGGCGCCTTGCCCGGGATGATCTCCCGTTCGTATCGGTCAAACACCTGGCCCAGCAGAGCGTTCTTCTTCGGCACCGGCTTGCAATCAAGCTTTGCCCATTCAGCCTTGGCGATATCCAAGTCACCCCCGAGCGGGATTTCTACCCGCTTCCCGTCTTCATTCCTCCCGTCGTAGTAGTACCCAACCCACTCTTTACCGCCTTTCAGCGTGCGCACACGTCGAATCATTCGTGGCGGCAGGTCCCTGTTTGCCGCCTTTTTCGCTCGCATTTCGTCATCCTACCCGTGACAAGTCCAGCGACCAGGCTTCGGCCGCAACGTTTTCTGCTGATGGTTTTACGCCTGCTAGTTTCATGCGGGCATATACCCGGCCAACCACTGGGCGTCTTGCCCGGGTCAGCACATATTTCCAGCCGTTCCGGTTGAGCCACGCAATTTGGCCAGACGGGATCATGTAGCCGGTGATCGCCGCCAACTCTTCATCGGCAAGGGTTTCGCTTTGCATTTCCATTTTATTCACCTCTATGCCTGTGGGTTGTCGAAAGGCCCAGCCGTGGGCCGCGCTGTCTTGATGATGTGAACTGCCAGGCCGAAGGTGATCAGCAGCCAGGCGCAGGTGCCGGCGAATGCGTAGAGCAGCGACTCTGTGGTGCCGGTGCCAACCAGGTCAGGGCCGATCCAGATGAACCAGCTACCGGTTGCGACCAGCAGGATCAGGGTGAGTTTGATTGCGAACATGGGGTGTCCTTGCCGCGCTGGGCGGCTGAAGTTGTTGGCCCAGGTTCCTGGGCTGTTTCGATTAATGCTGTGGGAATCGTCAACAGCTGCACCGGCGTCAGGATTCGTACACCCCTCAGCGGCTTTACTTGGGCTTTCACCTCAAGGAATTGCTACATGAAATGGATGTTTCTGACGCTGGCAAGGCTGTTGGCGTTTACGTGTACTGGGTTGGTGGTGATTACCGTGTGCACGTCGCATCTCGCCGGGGTGCCGAACGTTGTCGAGGCTATGGCCTATGCGGCAGTGCCTGCTGTGCTGGCGGCGGCGGTGGCGGAGACGCTGTTGCTGGGCAGTGGGCGGGGTTAGTGCCGCGCTGGGCGGCAGAAGGTGGATTACAAGGCCATTTCGGCCTGGGCTTCTCGCTGCCAGATCGGGGAACTGTTGTGCGACTCGATGCGGTCGGCGATGACGTTGGCGCGCTGGCCAGCGGTTGGCGGGGTGTACATGCCGAAGCGACTGATACTGCCGCCGTTTACCGCAGCGTTCGTGGAGTCGGCAGAGGCTAAGGGCAGGTGCTGGAATATTGCGGGGTCGAGCATCCGCAACCCGTGCAGCCTGCAAGCCGGGCGGCCTTGGTCATCGCAGATGGCATCCATAGCGATGCCCATCCGCTTCCACCACGCTCCAGTTCCCGGTGAAGCCCATTGCCCAGAACTGCCCAGGGCGACCGTACGCCAACACCTTGCCAGCCGCTGCAACCGCTCAAGCGATTCGTGCAAGTGCCAGACAGGCACTCCGCGAAGCTCCTCTGGCCACTGCCGAACAAGGTCGTCGTTGGCCTCTTCATCGCCGTCGATGACATCCGGAATAAGCGCCCAAGTGAACCCAGGGTGTCGGTGCCAGTCTTCGACCCAGCGTGTGTAGCCCTCGACGTCTACCTGTCCGCCTTTATTCCACACCGTGAATGCGCCGTTATCGAAAACAAACGACTTGCATACATCGGCGACAATCCCGAGATCGTCCTTGCGTGGGAAAGGCACCAGCGCGTGCCGGCCGGCCAGGAACTTAGCGGCGTCCTCGCGCTTACCGCCGACAGGCGTGCCGTGGTAATGGATCATCCGCTGAGCCTCACTGTTTCGATCTCAACGCCCTGGTGCGTGGCAATGATGGTTTGATCGCCGCCCAATGATTCTGCCAGGCGGTCTGCGATCTGCTCATGCCAACCCTTTTTGATCAGTGCTGTCGCTGCCTTGATGTGTTCGACGTGAATCATGGTGGCTGCTCGCAGTTCAAGGCGGTAGACGATCGTTTCGCCGTCGGACGGGCAGACGGCTGCGAAGGTGTGTCGATAAATATTCACGCGCTTACCTCGCCCGCCGCTCACCGGCAGGCATGTAGGGGGATTGGGGTTAGGGGTGCTTCATGAACGTGATCCAGTGCGTTTTTTCGCGCTTACCGGACTTGTGGCCAAACAGCGGCTGCTCGTCTGTGAGGGCGAGAATCTCGCTGACTCGGATCTGGGTTTCATTCCATTTGAAGATCAGGAACTGACCAGGCCGCAGCACCCGGAAACACTCCGCGAAGCCTTGGCGCAGGTCGTCGCGCCAGTCGTCGGTCAGGATTCCGTACTTGAGCCGCAGCCAGCTCTCACGGCCGGCGCGCACCAGGTGCGGTGGATCGAACACCACCATGTTGAAGCTGGCGTCGGGGAAGGGCAGGTGCCGGAAGTCCATGATCACGTCCGGCTCGACCTTCAGCACCCGTCCATCGCACAGCACATGCTCTTCATCGCGGATGTCGCCGAACAGGGCGCGCTGGTCGCACTTGTCGAACCACATCATGCGGCTGGCGCTGCAGGGGTCGAGGACTTGCGCATTCATGGCCTCGGCCCCTTGTAGATGAAGACGTAGGCGAACCAGAGGGTGGCGATCATGGCGCCACCCGCTTGAACGAAACCGCCCAGCACCACGGGTTGGCGTCCCAGTCACCGCCGGTGGCGTTCCACAAGTTGGCGAACGCAAAGCGCGGCGTGAAAAGGCATTGCTCATGGCTGGTGGTCTTGTCCCAGGCCCAGCCGTTGCGCTGCTGGTGGCCAACCTTCGCCGGACAATCACCAACGTCTTTCCAGCCGGTGGCCCCGTGGAAGCATTGCTGGCCGTAGTCGGTGAAGAAGCAGCCCTCGGCCTTGGCCTGCTCGGCGCTGATGTCCTGCAACCGCTCGACGCGCACGTCGGTGATCTCCAGCAGGATGCGGCAGGCAGTCCGAGGCATGTGGATGCTGGGCTTGTACTTCAGGCCGAAATCTTTCCGTGCCTCGTCGCTGTGTGACCCAGGGCGGCAGTCGGCAGCGTACGCGTAGCGCTGGAGCGGGCCGTCAGGGGCTGGGCGATGCTCGACACCGGTACCGCGCAGATCTATGAAGGTCTCGCGCACCCACAGCCGGTCGCCGGGCTGGCCGTATGGGCAGAGGTCAGCATTGCCAGGCAATGCCAGAAACGCCGGTTCAAACCCAGCAGCCAAGCAATCCAGCGCCGCCTGTTTCTTCACCTCGCGCCGCGTGACCGTCTTCCGGCCTTCCAGGATGGCGCGCACCATTGGCGCCGAGAACAGGATGGGGCGTTCCTTTATTTCAGGCATGACTTCGTCCTTGCCGCTATAGCGGCTGACTTTGAAGGGGGAGGGGGAGGCGTGGAACGAAAGAGTGACGCGCTAATTCCAGCGAACGTCGAGCTCTGAAATTTGTTGCTGCAGCTGCTCTATGAATTCAAACCAAGAATCGAAACCATTTGATTCGTTCTGGACCAGGAACAGGTAATAACCTCCGGTTTCACCTGCGCGGTCATCCTGAATTTCTATCGTCCAACCGGCGTATTCGCCAGTCAAAACTGTTCCAGTACGAAGGATCTGCATGTGTTGGTCGGAATCCAGTGAATGTCTTAAATGGCAGCTGTACTTTTTACATCAGCTTGGAAAATGTTGGTACTGCGGCATTCTCCCTAATTACCAGATCATGGGCATTCACAACCGTCATGCCGAGGCGTTCGGCGATCAGGACTTCCAGGCGGGCGCCCTTTGAATGCTCCCAGCCGGGCAGGGTGGCCACGGTGTCGCAGTCCATCAGGGCGGCAATGTCGCGGCGCATGCAGTCGTTCCAGGTGCCGCCGTCGGGGTTGAGTTCGGCGGGGTTGGTGACGGTGTGGCCGCCGGCGCGCAGGTTGGTGGTCATGGCGTGGAAGGCCGCGAAGTTGAGGCCGGGCCGGCCGGTCATGGGGCCGCTGAGGTAGATGCGCTTCATGCGGCCAACTGCTGCTGTTCCTGCCGCAGCGCGTACTGAACGGCTTCAACGACGCGACGCAGGTATGTGAATTCGTGGTTTTCCTCGATCGCCTTGTCGTCGACTGGGTAATGCCATTCATCTCCGAACAGTTCCGTCAGCAGCTTGCTGTGATGCCAGCACTCGTTTGGCGACTCGACTCTGGTCAGAGCCTCGATGTCCTGCCATAGCTCGCGGGCCTCGCTCTTGCTCAGCTCGCCAAGCTCCCAGTCGTGTCGCCCGGTCTGTTGCCGGCGGCGCTGGACGATGCACTTCTTGGCGAAGGCATGGAGCGCGTCCCCGCTGAATCGCGTGCTACTGATCCCGCGATCCAGGCAGTTCAGAACATAGGGCCAATCGCACTTGGCCACGAACTCGGCAACCGTGCGAGGTCCCATTCCACCCCAGTAGGCGTTCCAGCTCTTGTCCCAGCAGTTGATCGTGATCTTGCCCTGGGCAGTCTGGTAGTTCTGGTCGGATTCAGTCGGGCAGTCGCGGCGACCGAAGTCCTCGAGGAACACTGTTATCGCATCGAGCCGAGGCGCGCCGGTGATCACCAGCTTCGTGACCGTCGAGCGCTCCACCTGAAGCGGCGCGGTGACTTTGTTTTCTGTAGGCATGGGGAGTCCTTGCCGGGCCATGCCCGGGCGGTGGAGGGGGAGTGATTAGGTGGCGGCTTTCAGCGCTTCGATGATTTGTTGTCCTGCCAGCGGCGGCACTGCGTTGCAAGCCACGGGGACACCTCAATGCTTCGGCGATGTAAACTCGGAAGCATTTCCTAAATGAAGGACGTTTTATGGGCAGGGTGCTGGCGATAATAGGGATCGTTTTAAGTGTGGCGTATGCAGTATTTGCTTGGTGGCTAGTTGGAGATCGGATTCAAACGCTTCAAACAATGGGCTTGAACGAAGTAGGAGATTTTCTGGCTGGTGCCTTTGGTCCAGTAGCTATTCTCTGGCTCGTGCTAGGTTTTTTTCAGCAGGGTATAGAGTTGCGCCAGGGAACAGAGGCTCTTTTATTGCAGGCAAAGGAGCTGCAATCCTCTGTTGAGCAGCAAAAAGAGCTGGTAGCCGTGTCACGGGATCAGGTCAATGCAGAGTTAGAGGCTGCACAGGAAGCAAAGGCTCAAAGAATTCGAGCAATTAGGCCATTTCTAGTGTTCTCAGGCGCAGGTGGTTCGCATAGTGGAAATGATCATGAGCTCAGGTTCACGATCAAAAATCTGGGCGCTCCTATTTCTCATTTGATGATGAAGTTTGAAGGAGACATGATCGATCTCAATAGATCAATCGATGCGCTAGATAAAGGGGGGCATATTGAGTTTCGATATAAGTTCAAAGGTACGGGGGAAGGCTTGGCCGATTTAATGACGTTGAATTACCTAGACTCTGATCACAATCCTGGCGAGGCGCAGTTTAAATTTGTGGTAGACACCTCATCAGCCCACCCCAGCATAAAAGTCATAGCCTGAGCTAGTTGGTGTGAGTCGTTGATATGCGGTATTAATCAGATATCAAAAAAATGAAACGGATTTGAAATGAGAAGAATATTTTTAAGTGCTATTGCATTTATTGTTAAGAGTCTGTGGGTTTTTCTGTTGGTGGTGCTTGGCGTGTTGACGGTGGTAGTTTCGATGTTGTTTATTTCTAAATGGAGCAGTAGTGATGCCGCTGCATGGACTCAAGCAGTTGGTTCTATTGTGGGTATATTCGCTGCAGTGGCAATCGGTCTTCATCAAACTAAGTCTGGAGTTCGCCAGCGTAGTCTCGAAGCTCAAAACAAAAGGAAGTCCTGCTTGGCGGTTGTGGAGTTCGCCGCGCAACAAGGTCAAGCGCTTTCCAATCATCTTGGTTCTCTTGAGTCGGTACGGCCATACGTATCCGTGTGGGAGAATAAATTCTCCTCTGTCAATAAGTTTTCGTTGGATGCTCTTGCTGCAATACCAATGCATGAGTTGGGAGACCATTTAGCGGTATTGGCATACAGCGACATTTATACCAATCTTGCTTCGATTAGGGAGGAGTCAATTGCATTAATTGCAGACATAAGAGCCGAGAAGCATGACTGTTCTGACCGGGTTAATGCTATTCATTCGACTGCAGCGTTGCTGAAAGCAGATCTATTAAATTTTCAAATGTATTACAGGATTTCCCCAACCTGATGAATCGATGTGCTAGTCATTTTCAAGTGACTCCACACATGGCGTCTGTCGCTACTCCGTGAACGGTAGTGGCAATTTGGTTGGGTTTGGGGTATTACGAACGCACTACTACAGGGCAAAGTTCTAAATGGATGACTTAGTTAAGGAAGTGATTCCGCTATTGCAGTACCTGATCCCGGGCTTTCTGGCGGCTTGGATCTTTTACTGTCTCACGGCGTTTAGGCGGCCCGACACGTTCGGACAGATCGTCCAAGCATTAATTTTCACTTTCGTGATTCATGGTGCTGTCCTCGCCATCGGCGCTGTATGCGTTTGGATCGGGTCCAAGGGATTCGTCATTGGTCAGTGGGATGTAAAGTCAGAGGCAATATGGTCTTTCATTGTCTCGATTTTTTGGGCTTGTTGTCCTGCTGGCTCTCGACAAGTGACAAACTGCATGGGTGGCTACGTAACAAAGATATTACGGTGAAGACCTCCTATCCGAATGAGTGGTATAGCACCTTTGCAAGGTACAAGCGATTTGTCGTTCTCCATTTGAATGATGAGCGTCGGCTTTACGGCTGGCCCGCGGAATGGCCGTCTGAGCCTGCTCAAGGGCAATTTGTCATCCAGAACCCTGCGTGGCTCAATGCTGCTGGCGAGACTCAGCCAAACGGAGCGGAATTCGTAGTCATCGAGGCTTCCAAGGTACAATGGGTAGAGTTTGATCAAGAATATGAGGGGTAAAAAAATGAGTAGTAAAGCACCTCAGCCGATGCCAACCGGTCGTCGCGGTATCGCTCAAGACGGAAAGAATCCGCCTCCCCCCGCGCCGAGAGCGGGCTCTGGTCGGCCAACAGCGCCATCTGCGCCACCACCACCTCCTCGACCAACAAACGGATAGTGCGGCATGATCTTTGTCTTGAAAAAGCAAAAATAAGGCTGCTATAGGATATTAAGGGTGACCGGCATGGAGCCGGATAAAGGAGAGTGTTTTGCCAGCTAATGACAAGCGAGATAACCGTACCCATACCTTCGGTCGTGGATTGGTGAGTGACATAACCGGCCCTCATACAAAAAGGGCCACCGGAGAGGTTCCTGCTTATAAATATTTCAAAGTTAGGAGTTCCGTTTATGATCGAGATGGAAAAGAAATAAAGGAGAGCATTCAAAAGTTCGAAGTAAAAACCAACGTCAGTAGTGAGGCACTTGAAAAAGGGTTTGCAACGGCGACTACATGGGCTGATACCTCATTTTGACTGGGGCGATCGTCAAATCTGTTGGAAGATTTTCTCGTGTGGGCATGTCTAGCGCTCGAGTCATTCCCTTTCTCTTATGAAGTGAAAACGGATGTAGTTTCGGGTTTATAGAATCTGCCCTCCGGCATCCGGATGCCGCAAGGTGAAGATGGGGTTATTCGTCGCCGTCGTCTTCGGCGTTCATTTGAAGAGATTCGGCGAAGCCTGCTTGCCGTAATTTACGCGCCACGTTTTCAGATACGGTCATATCGTGGCGCGGAATTGCGAGCAGGTCGGCGGAGTTTTCGGCGCCCAGCGAGTGCGCGTGTGCGATCAACCGCCAAATGGTGGACCGATCTTTCGTCTCGCCCAGGTCGGCGGTGAGCGCCGCCAGTCGTTCGCGCATCCTATCGCGGAAGTAGTGGCGGATGATGTCGGACGGCCCTTTGACCTTTGGCGGCGCCGGCGGAAGATCCTCGGCCCGTGCATTCAGTACCAGCAGCTGCACCGCTTCGCTGGCTTCCTCGACTTCATGCCAGTGCATCAACTCGTCGAGCATCTGCCTGGTACCGTACGGGACCGTGTGCCTTAGTTCGTGCTCGCCCAGTTCCTTCCGTTTCTCGGCAAGCTTGGCCGTGCGTTCTTTCTGTTCGGCAGCCATGGCCTACCTCTTCTATTCCGCTGGCCGGCAGTGCGAGCCAGGTTTGTCGTTTGCGTTGCTGGATGCGGGCTATGCGGCGCATGTAGTGCTACCACGCCGCGCTTTGGGGTAGTCGATGCCGTGGGCGGTGATGATCCGCTCGAAGGCCTTGTTGCCAATCGCCAACTTTCCGCAGCATTGGCGACGAGTGATCCCCAGTTCCAGGAATGCACGGATCCGCTCGGCGTATTTCGCGTCGCGGGCTTCGTCGGCTTCCCGCCGCACAAGATTTTGGGCGCCCCCGCGGGTTGGCGGCTTGAACGTGATGTCGTACCTGGCGGCGTAGTTGTAGATAAGCCGCCGACTGACACCAAGCTCGGCGGCCACCTCGGTCTGGGTGAGCGTTACGCCCAACTGGCGTATCTGCGCGGCCATCTTGAGGCGCGCCTGGGTGCGGATGTCGGTCTTTTCGAGGGGCAGGGGATTCGCTTCAACCTTGCGCCGAACGAATGGCTTCGGCGTTGGCGGCATCTGGTTGCTATAGGTGATCGGCTTGGGCTTGTAGTGGTACGGCTCGGCGACTTCGATCTTGCCGCCCGCCGCCAGGTACTGGTCAACCGCTGCGGCCAGTTCGTCCGATGCTGGCCGTAGAGCCTCGACCAGGCTTAGGTGGTTGCTGATCATGCTGCCGCCTTGGCCAGCGTCACCCCGGCCATGCTGAAGGTGGATCCCTGCGCCGCGACCATCGCGTCGAGCGCTTCCCAATTGACCAGGAGGACAGTGATCGGCGCCTGACCATATGCCACGGCTTTCACCAAGGCCTCGAAGTCTGTCACGTTGGCCTGCAGCGCTACCTGCTCGACCACGTGGCTCGTTACTGGCTTTGTAGCCTGGGCGACGGGTGCCGTTGTCTGAACTGGTGTGGCGCGGACAGGCTCGGGCGCCGCCACTTTCTCCACGACTGGCTCTGGCTTGATGGCTGCCAGTCGCTGGGCTTCCTGTTCTTCAGCAATGCGCTTCGCGTCGGCCTTTGCCTGCTCCGCCTTCTGGTGTTCGGAGATTCGGAATTTGATCAGCGTCACAAGGTCATCATTGGCCTTGGTAACCAGTTGCTGCACGTCACTGAACAGGAAGGCATGATCAACGGCGAGCTCCGCCAGACTGGTCAGGTTCAAGCGAATACTGTCCGCCGCCTGACTTGCATCGATCTTCGCGCGGGCCAGCTCGGTATCTACTGCGTCCTGAAGACTGGCGATGGTCCGCTTGTTCTTCATGGCGCCGGCGAAGTCCGAAACGACATGAGGCAGCGTGACTTTGCCCAGCGTCTTGTTGATGGCGGCGATGTGATCCGCCAGCGCCAGCTCGGCTTTTTGCTTGATGTTGGTCTTCACCAGCAGCTCTTGAGCCTTCACCAGCTTGTCGACTTTCAGTCGAGTCTCGCGAGCATGGGCACTGATGCGATCCAGCGACGAAAACAGCTCGTCGATGCTTTGGGTCTGCGACAGGGCCTGTTTTTTGGCGACCGACACGGCCTCTTCGACATCACCGCACCACTTGACCGCCTTCTTCGCATCGGCGAAGTCCTGGTCGGTGGAGAGCGTGGTTTTCACCGAGTCGATGACGGCCAGCGCCGAATCTTCAAACACCTTCAGGTTGCTGGCGGTAACCATGCCGGTCAGCTCGATACGCAGCGCTGGCAGCTCATCAGGTGCCTTGCCGACGACGATTGAAGGCGCGTCGGCCATCTCGAAGTTGGCCAGGTCCACCTCGAACTGTTTCCAGCCTTCGATCAACTGGGCCGCGCGCCCGGCGACGGGCCGGTACTCCATGTGCACGAAGTTCTCCGGCGTGCCGTCCGAGCAAACAAAGATGACCCGCTCAGCGCCGCTCACCAGCAGTTGCTGCTCAAGCTGCCAGTAGTAGTGCGGAGCCAGATCGCCAGCTTTCACCTGGGCCACGACTGACTCATTCCACAGTTTGTGCTCGAACAGTGTCTCGCCGAGCATCGTGGCGCCGTCCATGGAGGCGAGCAGGTTGCCCTCGGTAGCAACGATCGGATAAAGCTCTTCGCCGATCAGTGCTTCGGCCAGTGGGCGGGCCAGGGCTTCAGTAGCGTGGCCCTTGTCGAAGATGAACTGCTGAGACGGCGTGACATCGGGCGTGATGCCGGTCTTCTTGGCCGCTAGCAGATCGGTCCGGGTTTGGTACTTGGAGGCGCCCATCATTGCCGGGGCTTCGGAGGCGGTGCGGAACTTGGCGCGAAGGGCAAGCCACTCGGCGGAGCCTTGAGCTACGTTGTGAATTTTCATGCTGAATCTCCATCGAGGGCCTTGAGGTTGGTGATTTTTTCAATCTGCGCAGGGCTCAGCGTGTACTTACTGCTGATGGTCGCAATGAGGTGTTCAGGGCTGGTGCGGTTCGAGTCGATTAGTGGCTGCCATTTCACGATGTTCTCGGTCAGCAGATCGTCGGAGTAGGCAGGCAGCGCTTCCGGTTCAGGCTGGGCGTGCTGTCGAGGGCTGACATCGCGCGCCGGCTCCTCGAATGCCTTGCCTTCCATCTCGTCGGCCGTTGGTGCCGACCCGACTTCAGGAAATGCTTTGCGCAGGGCTTGGGCCTCAGCACATTTGGCGAGCTGGGCAAATGCTCGACGCTTCCACATGGCGTTGGGTGCCGCAGTGTCCTTGCTCGATGTCGCGTAGTTTTCAAGCCAGCGCTCATTGGCCGTGTATTCGGCGAGCAGACCGTTGCTCATCTGCCGCTTGACCGTCACACGGCACCATTCGGGGTACGTGACCTCTACACCGCTCAACTTCGCCGTTACCGGAGGGCCATATTCCGGCTCGCTGATCCCGGCGTACTGGCCGGTGCGCGCCGCCTGGATGCGATACAGGCCAATGCCCGGCATCACCGTGTCCTGCATCTTTTTCGTCTTCGAGTTCCAGATTGGAACGATGTGCACCGGCTTCAACATTGGGTCCAGGTGCGCGGCCTGGCAGTAAGCTAACACCATCACTACAGAGTTCTTTTCGGCGCCGGGGTAGAGGCTGCTGCTCAGCACTTCAACGAGCGCGGCCTCCGACATCGCAGGCGTGTTGTCGTCCTGCTTCATTACTGCGGACATGGGGATTCCTTGCCGCGATGCTCGCAGCGATGAAAGGGGTAGGGGAAATAAGAGTTGATAAACGTTCTTATTCGTATTTAAGATACGTAATAACATTTCAACTCAATGTAAGAAGCCTCACCTATGAAAGTGCTGTCCTCACTCAAAGAAGCGAAAAACCGTCATCGCGACTGCCAGATCGTGAAGCGCCGGGGCCGGATCTACGTGATCTGCAAATCCAATCCTAAATTCAAAGCGCGGCAGGGCAGTGCGAAGAACAAGAACAAAGGCAAAGGATGATCAGCTCTGCCGCTCAACTCGGTAGCGCAGGACCTGGAGCACTCGACCGCCGTAGCCAGGTTCTGCGTACTGCTCAATTGGTGCACCGTAGAAGCCGCGGCGCTCTGCCAGGCTGTACGCCTCGCGTAGGTTGTGAGCACTGATATCCTCAAGCTGCTCGTCGATCAGTGATTGGACTGGTGCAGTAGTCATGGCCTTCTCCTTGTATATGCGCCGCTGATTCTGATGTGCCCGCGAATGGTTTTTTCGACGAGTGACGTGTCTAGATCAATGGTTCTAAGGGCATTAGGGGTTGTCACCTAAGAATTTGGTGTTTACTCTGAAAATGTTCGAATTGTTACGAATAATTTCGGAGGCGCCTGTTTGTGAGGCGCGATACTTCAGGACGAGGAACGAAAAATGTTTTCACACGAGGGTCCCGCAATAGAGCTGATGGTGTTGGTTTTTTGTCTGGCTGGGCTGCTTCTGGTTGCTTGGTTAATTCACCATCTGTACGAGCGTAAAAACGGGAAAGGCGTTAAAAAACAACAAAATCGTAACGCAGGTCGTTCAACTTAGGATCGTTACAGTTCTATCCATTTGAGCCAGCCGCTTCCGGCTGGCTTTCAGTAACCAGGCGCTGTAGTGGTGAAATTCATCCGCTGTGAAGGTGCCGCTGGTGAAGTGACACACTATTAGTTTTTCAACCAGTGCCTCTGCAAAAACTGTGGAGTCGGGATGATCCAAAGCGAGCAGGGCGGTCGAAACTTCGACGTGCGGGCTCATAGCTCGTCATCCACGTCGTCTTCAGCTTCCTCACGCTCTGCTGCTAAGGCATCGGCGGCGTAAGGCCTCAGCAGGTCCATGGCGAACCGTTCGACTGTCTCGACTGGGCGCTCATTGCTAAGCAAGTCCGACGCATGATTGCGTGCCTCGCCCTGGCTGCCCAGGATCGCCGATAGGAAGAGGCGGGCAAACGAGTCTCGCTCATCCAAACCGTCAATCTGGCGCTGATTAAGGATGCCTTGCAGGTAGGTGCAGAATCTGTCGAACGTCACCACCTGTGGCTTGCCGTGGCGGCGCTTCCACTTGATATCCATCCCGCGCACCAGTCTTTCCGCTGAGTGGTCCAGCCACTCCTGCTCCTGGCTCACCTCGCTGACCTCTGGAGGCAACTGAGCGTCGTAACCCTCCTGGCATATCTTCAATGCTGCGTTCATGTTCGCCTCCAGGTTGGCGGATATAGATCCAACAAAATTCGGCTGCACTCTTTCGCTCCGCTGACTGCCGTTGGGCGCGGAGGGGAGTGCATGCGAGTGTTGTCTGGGTAATGCAGAGGGGATGCTGCGAGGAGGTGCCAACGGCCGGCGATCGAGCCAGGCCGTCAGCAAAATGGACCTTTACTCTACTGAGCAGATCCAGCGGTGATTTTGCCGATACGGGGCACGGATGAAGTGGACATCAGAAACTAGTTTCAGACCGCGCTCCCGGAGTGCCTCTGTCAGCTGTACGAGTGTCTCTGCTTGGATAGTCATTGCTGTTACCTCGTCAGATTTACTACGTTCATAATTCTTGACCGGAGGGACAACGGGCTAATTCAAATTTTCTACAGCGCTGATTGATGCATCCGCATCGGGGTGTGAACTGCATGACGTTTGTCTGCCTTTGCTCTCGCGCTGGCTGGCGGTACTCAGCTCACACCCCGATGCGCTCTCATAGAGAGGATCGGGCAGTTAACGACAGGCTGTCGCTGGCGCTGGTTGTTCAGTTATTTGCGGCTTCAGCGGCTTCGTACTCGCTGCCGAGGATTTCGGTCATCACACTATTCGGTTTGGCGGACGTGCTGACGTAGATGCAGTCAGGCGTCACCACATGCTTGTAGCTGGAGAAGAACAGCGAGCCGCCGCCAAGGCCCATTGCGCCAAGGAACGGCTGAAGGTCCGCTTTGTCTTTCGGCTTATGCGCCTTGAATATCTCCTGAAGCTTTTCCAACTCAAGCTTCAACGCCTTCCGCTCTCCGCCCTTGGTGCCCGGCGGCAGACTTGAGCGAGGGAACTGCGAGCTACCTGCTTTCGGGTCTGGCTTCGTCCACAGCGGCTGTGGCATTGGCGGGCTGAACTTCAGGCCGTAGAAGTTACGACCGCTGTGCATGCTGGTCTGGAACAGTGCGGTGGCGCCGACAAAGCGCTTGGCAAACTCTTCGCCAAGCACCTGCAAGCGATCCGCGCTTTCTCTGTACGCCTTCCAAGCCGCCAGAACACCGGCATCGCTTGTCTTGTAGTAGGCCATCTCACTTACTCCCGGTTGTTTTCCCAATGCACCCGTCACCAGGTGCATCAGTGAAAATTTCCGCCGTGACCCGCTACTGGCGTCGGTCACCGGCTTGAATCAAATGTTCTTCCAGCCGCGGGCCTTTCGGCATGTTCTCCCGCTGGATAACTGTTCTTGGCGCTTTACGCTGCACGCCCGGGTCAGTTGCCAACCCTCTGAACCGTTGAGGCCGGTTCATCGCTGCCTTTGAATCTGGGCCGGTGGTGATCCGGCAAGGGGTGTCGCTAAAGAGCGGCGCAGGTTTAACTGCTGGCCGGCGGTGTTCGTTGCTGGCTTGAATTGAATTTAAGCAAGCTGAAATTAATGTGTCAAGTATGCTTAATTAAATAATTCAGATTGCTGAAATTTACAGGCGATAAAAAGCCCGCTCATTGGCGGGCTCTTTTATGAGTCGCAGTACTCTCGCCAGCCGATCCTGACGGCGCCGTCATCCAGATGCTCGATCCTAATGCCGGCGGTGTCGCCGATATCCTGGATGACCTGATGCCAGGCTTCGGGGCTTTCGTCGTCGCGCCTGGTCACCTCCACCAATTGAATCCTCTGGACCCGAGGAGAGGCGATCAAGCCTTGCAGGCGGCGGCCAACTAGCTCATAGGAACTTCGTGGTTTTGATGCGGAGTAGGGTGCCTGGTTCATGCTTTGCTCCTTGCAAATACTGTATTCATACACAGTATTTGCACTGACATATCTTGGCAATAGGGCGGCAGGAAGTTTCATGCATAAATGCATATTTTGACGGGGCGTGTTTGGCTGGTATGAAAAAGCCCTTTTGTAGCGGGCTTTGATCAACGTGGCCTTGAGGCTTATTTAGGGGTTGAGCTTCGCGGCTCTGCCCAACGCTCAAGGGTCCAGTAGTTGAACCGGCCGACCTCTGGGTTCTTCGAATATTCACTAGCTTGCTTTAGGCCAACCTGCATTAGATCGTCCCGAATCTGTAAAACGGTCCAGGTCACTCCGGGGTTGACGTCTCGTTGATCAAAGCAATCCGCTCCCTTCGTTCTGTCCGCCCAAGCCGTAAACTCAGATCTGTTGTAGTGGAACAGCGACTGGGAAAAGTTGGTTTCCGACACGCACCCGAACGCGGACGGGTGCAGTCCGATCAGTTCGTCAGCTTTTGGTCGATATGTGTTTGCAGGTGCGAGAGTCTTAGAGGCAGGCGGGGTGGGGATCATTCGATAAGCAACCACACCGATGATCAAGGCGACTAAGGCCGCACAGATGGCGATGAATGAGCGATTGCTAGTCGAATTCTGCACTTTCTGATCTTTCGTACCGCAACTGGCGATGGCTTCCACGTCAGCCCCACAGTAACGGCACCGGATAGCGGCGTTTTTGATTATCTCGGCGCAGAGTGGGCACGGTCGAGTATCGGCCTCAACGGCAGGGTTGGTAGCTGACCCTCTCCCACCAAGCAGTATCATCAGGAGACCGGCCACCGTTAGCAATCCGCCTACAATTGTGTGCACTTGGCGGTCTGCCATGAGGCCCAGATTGTTTACCCGGCCACCCGCGCCAGTCGAGACAGACACATCCATACTCAGCGCTAAAACCAGCCAACAGATGCCGGCTATCAGCGCGAACGTCCCAAATCCCTTCATTGGATCCCTCCCGTAATTGAGCCCGCACTTTACCATTCGTGGCGTACAGCCACTATCAAAGAGGCAGGGCGTGCAGCCAACAAAAAGCCCGCGCGTGGCGGGCTTCTGCAGAAAACAATCAGAGTCGTATCTACCCGGACAAGTCGCCACGATGGACGATGTGCACTTTATTGCCATCAGGGTCCCGTAGGTACGCGCCATAATAGCCGTCCCCATAACGCGAGCGCGGCCCTGGTGCTCCCGCATCCGAACCACCAGCGATAAGGCCTGCGGCATGGGCGGCATTGACAGAATCTGGATGTGGTGCGGAGAAAGCCACCATGCTGCCATTTCCAGCGAGGGCATCTTTGAGATCGTAAGGGCGGTAAACATAGAAGCGAGGCAGAGGGCTGTCGGGGTTCACCCAGCATGCCGAAAGTGGTCCGCCATCGGGCGTTACAGGTCGACGGCAGAGCCCCAGAGGGATCAGAACCGCGTCATAGAAGGTAGCGGCTTTATCAAGATCGTTTGTCCCAACGGTTACGTGACTGAACATCCTGTATTCCTACTTACGGAGACGAGGCATTATCGTGTCATTTTGACGGTGGGCGTGTATAGCGGTCGTTGGGTAAGTCGGGGAGGGCGAGTGTCGGCCCTCCAAATCGCATGCAAAGAAAAGCCCGCGATGGGGAGTAGCGGGCTTAAAGGGATGATCGCTAGGAGCTGGGGTAACCATATGCGCCCGACTGTGAAAGGGATGTGAAAGGTTGCGCTCAGTAGGACGTCGCGATCGCTTTACCAAGCTTAACCGCTCGCGCCATAGAGGTGGTTCAGCACGATCAGCTCAACCACAGCCACGAAAACGCAGACCACAACGAAGCCTGGGCTGAAGACCCGCTTGCGATTAGATGAACCATCACCCAGCCAGAACGCGCCAGTGTAGGTGGTAAAGACGGCCATGAACGCCAGCCAGGCCCAGACCCAAAACTTGCTCCAGAATCTCTGCTGTCGCCATGCAGTCATTGGCGCCCCCAGGGCAGTAGCATCAGGAGAACCAGCCATATCCAGGGCACTTCATTGCTCGGAGGCGATGCAACAACGCGTTAGATTCGGGAAAATCATAATCCGAAGTGTCAAGCTTGGAGCGTTGTGCATATTGCAAAAAGTCCTCAGCCTGCTGGCGATCTGCGGCAAGCTTGAAGGTACGACATTGCTCCAGACGCTCAGCTTCGGTCACAGGCATCGGTACCGCGTCGATTTGTTTTTCGTACTCGGTTTTTCTTTTGGCGTGCTGAAACAGCCTGAAAGGATAAGAGGCGCGAGTAGCAGGGGCGCGATCTGTAAAGCGTTCATCACCACATTCCTTTGTGTACGCGAGCGCTCATCAGCTCGCGATAGTTCCGTCTATATTGCCTCGTCAGACTAGGTAGCTATTCCCGTTTTCTTCGGCTTATCTGCCCAGCCTTCACCTCATCCGCATAACCCACCAACCTGTCGGCTTCTTCATAAAGCGTGCCTACCAATCCCATTAGGGCTATCGCGTCTGCATCGCTGAGTTTTTCTGCGAGCTTACCCAGGTCGATACAGGACTCCTCAAGGTTTGAGGCGATCGCCTTGAGGTCGCGGCGCAGTTGCTGGTTTGGCTTGGTGAGGGACATGGGGCCTCCTGAAAGCATCAGTAAAACTTCTGCAACGCCTGCACAACCACTCCCACGATCCGACAGTTCTCGTCGACTGCTTCAATGGGATAGCTCGGATTCAACGGTTTCAGGAATAGCCGGCCGCCGTCGCTGACCAGCTTCTTGAATGTCGCCTCGTTGCTGTCAGGCAGCTTGGCCACCACCAGCTTACCTGGCGCAACCTCAGCCTCAGTGTCCACCAGGATCAGCGTGCCTTCAGTGATGCTCTGGCCAGCGGGCGCCGTCATCGAGTCACCTTTAACTGTTAGCCAGAACGCCGGGCCTTTGGAGTTGTACTCCGAAAACTCGTAGGTGTCCGAGATTCCGGCCGGGTAGGGCTCCACTGCTTCCGCCCAGGCGCCGGCGGCTACCCAGCTCACTACCGGGTAGCGGAATGATTTGGTGGGCTGGACGGCGGGGGAGACATTCGACTCTGAAACCTCGCGCTCTTCACCCTCACCGATAGCAAGCCACTCGGCCCGGAAGCCAGTCGCTTTCGCCAGCGCGTAAAGGTTCTCCGGTCTGAGGCTTTTGCTCTCACCAGTAATCCATTGAGTAACGGCAGAATTTGCAACGCCGCAAAGCGATGCAATTTCTCCTTTCTTTTTACCGCTGACCTGTATGGCGCGGGCGATGCGTTCGTGTCTTTCCATGGACTCAATATTAAGTTAACTGAATTTAAGCATGCAGTAGGCAGAAAACACCGTTGATGCCATAACTTAAGCATGCTTAAATTGCGACAGACTCGAACGAGGATGCGCAATGAAGACACATGAAGTCGCCGAATTCTTCGGCAGCAAGACAAAGCTGGCGCTAGCCCTGGGTATCCGCCCAAGCGCAGTGACCATGTGGGGCGAAACAATCCCTGAATCCAGGCAATACCAGATTCAGGTTCTCTCCAAGGGCAGGTTCAAGGCAGCAAAGAAGGCTCAGGCCGCCTGACATCCGTGTCCGCCGATCCGTTGAGCAAATGATCGCTTCTGCATCGGCAGGGCGCCACGGAAACAAATTTGAGGTTTTACGAATGGAAGACTTTTTGGATGCATGTCAGGCCGCAGTGAAGGGCAACGAGCCCAAGACCCTGGCTGCAAAGATGGGTATTCCGCACGTAGGCCTGCTTCAGCGCGCCAACCCTGACAACGAGGCTCATCACCTGACCGTGGAGCATCTGTTCGGGATCCTGCTGCACACCGGCGACATGCGCCCGTTGATGGCCCTGGCCAATGAGTTCGGCTTTGACTTGGTATCGAAGTCGGCGCCGGAGCCGCAAGCGCTCACCAAGTCGCTGATCAACGTAGGTAAGGAAGTTGCCGACCTGACGATCGCGGTGCACGAAGCGCTGGACGACAACCACGTCAGCTCTTTCGAAAAGAGTCTGATCCGCCAAGAGATCAATCACGTTCGGCAGAGCCTGGACGTGATGGATGCGTCGGTGAAGGCAGCCTGAATTTCAGACACAAAAAAGCCGACGTATGAGGTCGGCTTCTTCAACAGCTTTAAGCGAGAGAAATCATGCCAAACATTGTTCCGATACACAACCCTCGGGGGTTTACCCGAATGGACAACCAAATGATGGATGGCTTGATGGCCATCGATTTGTCGGCGCGCGAAATCAAGATTGTTTTGTACGTGGCCAAGGCCACCTTAAACTTCAGCACGGGCGCTCATCGCATCCCCGCGGTCGATATCGCCAAGGCTACTCATATCCATCCTGATACGGTGTCGAAGGCTATCTCTGGGCTGCTGCGCCGTCGCGTACTGTACCGTGAAGGCGGTGCACGCGGCGACATCGGCGTTTGCGACCCAAAAGAATGGATCTTCGTAGTAGAGCCGAAACAGACCATATCGCCTGATTCGGCTCAAGTGGTCCGAATCGGATCAGCCGCGAAACAGACCAAAACCGACGACTCCCTTCTTTATACAAAGAAAGAACCCCTATTAACTCTTTCTTCGAAAGAGATTAATCCGCCCCAACCAAAAACCGAACCGGCGAAGGTTGATCGCAAGGCTCCATTCGGCATGGCGCAGTTGCTGGCCGACAATCCGCACAGCGTCCCAGAGCAACTGCTGGCCGACTGGCTCACCCAGCGCAAGGCCAAGCGCGCTGCCGTGACCGCAACCGTCTGGTCAACCGTGAACTCCGAGCTGGCCAAGTGCGCCGAAGCCGGGATCACCGCCGACGACGCAATCACCGAGGCGCTGAATTCCGGCTGGCAGGGTTTCAAGGCCTCCTGGGTGATCAAGCGATTGGCTGAGTCCGCACCACCACAGGCGCCACAATCTCGCCACACCGGGTTTGCAGAGCGCAACTACACCGATGGACTGATCCAGCGTGAGGACGGTTCCTATGCGATCTGAGTCCGCTGAGCAACCCGCTCCTGAGCTACCGCCAGGAACACGCATCCAGCCAGGCGACTGTGAGATTCACGGTGCTTTCGAGCAAAAGGTATTCCCTGTGCTGGGCAAGGAGCTGAAGAGCGCCTGCCCTGAGTGCAGCCGACTCGCGCGCGAGAAGACCGAGGCCGCCGAGTTGGCTAACAAGGCAATGGAGCTGCGTATGGCCATGGAGCGCAAGCTCGGCGCCGCATTGATCCCCAAGCGCTTCGCCTCGAAAACCCTGGACGGCTACATCGCCATCACCGCAGAGCAGCGCAAGGCATTGAACACTTGCCGCCGGTATGCCGCCGAGTTCAAGCAGATCGCCGAGGCCGGTCGATGCTTGTTGCTGTTGGGCAAGCCCGGTACCGGCAAGACGCATCTGTCCGTGGCGATCGCCAACGAGATCATGGCCAGGTCCAGCGCCACGGCTGTGTACCGCACCATCGGTTCTGTGCTGCAGGCGATCCGGGCGACCTACGACCGCACCAGCGACCAGAGCGAAAGCCAAATCCTCGCCAGCTTGATCAGCCCCTCTCTACTCATCCTGGACGAGATTGGCGTCAGCAAGGAGAAGCCCAGCGACTTCGAGCTGACCACCCTGTTCGCAATCATCAACGGACGCTATGAGCAGATGCGCCCCACGGTGATCGTTTCCAACTTGGATGCCAAGGCGCTGCCGGATGCCATTGGCGACCGGTGCATTGACCGTCTGCGAGAGGGCGGGGTGATCGTTATCCCGTTTGAGTGGGAATCGCAGCGCGGCAAGGAAGGAGTTTGACATGACCAGCCTCCAGATCCGCAACGAATCAGACCGCAACAAGGCCATGGGCTACATCGCCGGCCTAGACCTGGCCAAGCCTAAGAAGCTGGCCATCACCGAAGTGGACCGCAGCGGGGAGCAGAACAAGGCTCTGCACGCGGCGCTGGCCGACATCGCCGCCCAGGTCGAGCACGCCGGGAAGAAGTGGGACGTCCTGATCTGGAAGCGCCTGCTGACCGCCGCCTGGCTCCGCGAGTCGGGCGACAAGCCGCAGATGATCCCGGCGGTCGACGGCAACGGCTTCGACGTTATCTACGAGCGCACCAGCAAGCTGAACGTGAAGCAGTGCGGCGAGTTGATCGAGTGGGTGCATGCATTCGGCGCCGAGCACCAGGTGCGCTGGACGCAAAAGGACAACTGGGGAGGGCGCTACTGATGAATGCGTCAGAACAATTCTGGATTGTGATTTTTTTCGCCGTCGTCATTGGCGTGATTGCTGGCCACCTCATCGACAAGCGCCGCCAACGGTCAATCGAGGACTTCGAACGTAAGCGCCGCGAGCGGAAAGCGGAAGTTGAGCGCGCCGCGAGGAAAGCGCTATGAGCATCGAACGAAAGCCGGCCAGGCCGAAGAAATGCCGAGTCGCTACGTGCAGGGCCTCATTCGTCCCAGCGAAGCCGTTTCAAACCTGGTGCTCGCCAGACTGTGCAGTGGCGATCATCCGCCAGCGACAGGATAAGCAGCGAAAGTCGTTCGCAGAGCGCGAGCGCCATGAGATCAAGGTACGCAAGGAGAAGCTGAAGACCAGGGCGGACCACCTCAAGGACACACAGCAGGCATTCAACGCCTGGGTGCGTGCCCGTGATGCGGCACTGCCATGCGTGAGTTGCGGCCGCCGCCATGAGGGGCAGTATCACGCAGGCCATTACCGCACTGTAGGAGCGAACCCAGAGCTGAGATTTGAACCGCTCAACGCCTGGAAACAGTGCGCCCCGTGCAATAACCACCTCTCGGGAAACCTAGTCAATTACCGAATCTCGCTCCTACAGAAAATTGGCGAGGAAAAGGTGGCATGGCTTGAAGGCCCTCACGAGGCAAAGAAGTACACCGTGGATGAGTTGAAGGCGATGACCGCCGACTACCGGGCAAAGACAAAAGAACTGAAGAAGGGGGAGGCAGCATGAAGATCAACTCAGCACGTCAAGCGTGGCATGACTGCAAGTACAACCCGGCCCCCGGCCAGAGCTCTGATGTGGTGCAACTGGGCGTGGTGGTGCAGACCACCGAGCGCGGGCCAACCGCAAATCATGCAGCGCACGGCGCCCTGGCTGGGCACATCCAATCAGCAATAGCCCGGCTGCACCCGCAGATCCGCGTCTTCGGTGACTTCATGTATGCCGCCGATCAGTGCGACGACATTCGCGAGGCCGCGGAAGAGGTGGTGTTCCTGATGGTGGTAGGCAAGTCGCCACGCATGACGGCAGCCAAGCGCGAGAAACTAGAGTTCGTGGTGAAGGGGGTCATGCGCCGGTACCGTCACATGCACCAGGGCGGGCAGTCGGCGAACGAAGACCCGCTGAACAGTCCGGAGAAGTTTCGTACTTGGCTCCTGGCTGAAATGGGGTGCCGACTCGAGTCGTGTGCCTGGTCGCGAGAATGGGAGCCTTCTATTGTTCGCGCGTTCGAGTGCTGTGAGGATCTTGATAGGATGGCGCTAGGACCGGTTGCAGCGGCCATTTATCAGATGAAGGAGGCGGCGTAGCCGCAAAAACATGAGTGATTCAGGTCTTGGATGGCTTGACGTTGGGAAAATTGTACTTGCCAGCGGTGTTGTTTCAGCTTTTGTTTCTCAAGGTCTTCAATGGCTGAAAGAGAGTAGGAGGGATGCAAAAAAATTCAAAGCGGAGGCTTCTTTAAATGCAATAGGCCTAGTTGGAGTTCTAGACCGTTATGTTGCCCAGTGTCATTCGAAGGTGCAACAGTATGATCAGGACCCTAGTTACTACCTCGAATCTAAGTGGTGCTATCCACCTGACCTGGACCTAAGCCAGGTCAAATTGGAGTTTTTCAGCGCGGAGGTCTTGGCAAAATTGGCTTGGTTAAAAACTGAAAGATTTTTGGCATTGGACCAAGCGAGCGGGGTTATGGATAGGGGGGCTGACCTAGAGGGTTATCAAGATCATTGCGTCAGCATTACCGGTTATTCTGGATATGAGATCGCCTTGGTTGCGAAACTTATTCGACAGCAACATAAGCTGCCTGAGCTCTCTTCCGGTTGGAGTCTTGAGAATAAAATCGTTTCGCTGCGCCCCTTCTGGCAGCGTGCTAAAGATACGTTGCAATAGATGGTTGACTTCCCGCACGGCTGAGGGCATCATTTCTCCATAGTTAGTATTTTGCCTTCGGCAACTTGCTCTGACTTTTCAAGTAAACCCGGCCACCGCGCCGGGTTTTTTATTGCCTGTAATATTTTCAAATTAATGCGTATAGGTGCATTCGGCCAAAATGTATGTGAAAAATGACTGGTTGAAAAATTATTGAACGTTTTGGAAGCGAGCATCCTCTGAGGGTCTCCAAAATCCGTAATTACCTGATTTTTCAAAACTAACTGGTCATAAAATGAAGAAAATAGTACTCGCTGCACTCGTGCTTTCCTTTACAACCCTGAGTGTGCAGGCTGCTGAAATATCTGGCGCTATCGGTGCGACTAGTCAGAGTGGCTTGACTGCCCGAGCGGCGCTGGGTTTTGGTTGGGATAAGGCCTGGTTGCAAAGTTCGACAGGCAAGCTGACAGGTTATTGGGATCTGGGTTACACGTATTGGGAATCGGGCAAAGAAGCAGGTGCCCGTCATTCTGTTTCCTTCTCGCCAGTTTTCGTTTACGAGTTTGGCCAGGGCGAGATCAAGCCATTCATCGAAGCTGGTGTCGGTGTCGCGATGTTTTCGGGCACGACCGCTGGCGATCAAAAATTTGGATCCTCCTTCAACTTTGAAGATCGGATCGGCGCAGGCTTGAAATTCGGCGATACGCAGCGAGTCGGAATCCGCGCTACTCACTATTCAAATGCGGGCATCAAACAGCCAAACGACGGCATTGAGTCTTACGCGCTTTTCTACAGCCATTCGATCTAAATAGCACACAGAAACCCAGCCATCGCGCTGGGTTTTTTATTGCCCATGGAAAGGGCGATTCAGCAAAAGGAATTTGCAGATGTTGAAAGAATTCAGATGCGGTAACTGCAAAAGACTTCTCGCCCGTACGGGTGAGTTTAAAGAGCTCCAGATCAAATGCTCCCGATGCGGGACGTTGAATCATGTGAAGGCCACGAGCCTCGAGCAATCGCCTTTGAGCGACATGAAAGCGGAATCCTCCGCGACCATTCATTCGACTCAATAGGTGAACAGAAATGCCTGTACGCGAACTTGGTAAAAAATTCAAAAACCAGACCATCAACGGGATGACTAATCCCATCACGGTGCTGATCTCTCCAGCAGATAATGTGAATGGCGTCATCCTTCGATCTTTCTACGGTGCCGGTACCATGGCTTTTGGGCCAAAGGTTCCTACCGTCAAAGATCGGGACGATAGTGTTCTGCAGGAAGTTGCCCCAAACGTCCTCGCCTACAACGATTTGGCCGTACCGGCTGGGCTTGGTGTCTATATCTACAACATTCAGAACTACGTTCTGCCAACCAAACTGTCGTGGGACACCCTGAACGCAGACGGTACCGTTGCATAGGCCGCGCTGAAGGACATAGCCCTGATCTCGTACTGGGCTTTTAGGCAATACCGCGCGGCATAGGCCGCGCAACTATTCAAGGCCTCGCCATCGTGCGGGGCCTTTCCGTTTTCGGCTCCTCCACACCCATCGCTCCGAGCTGGGAGTGCTGCTGGGGCTGACCTATTTCAAACATGCCCCACGGAGTCGAGCGCATGGAGTATCTGCAGCGCCTGCTCGACAAGATCGACAGGTTCGAATTACTGATCGCGGGTCTAGTTGGGGCTGTGATCGCCAGCTGGTGGCACAAGGACGACTTGAACGACTGGCGTGCCTGGATGATCTTTCTCATCACCGGCATGGCCTGCTCGATCTACCTCACCAGCATGGTCAGCACCTACCTGGGTGTAACCGAACCGAAGATTGTCGCCGGCATCGGCTTCCTACTGGGTGCTTTCGGCGGCTCGCTCCTGGCGGCCATCAATCGAGCCATCAAATCCGCTGACCTCTGGGCGCTTATTCGCCAGCGGTTCGGGGGAGGCAATCCACCATGAATCTTGAACTGATCAACTCCATCGCCTGCGGCCTTATCGCGCTGTGGGCAGCCTGGTGCGTACTGAGCGGGAAGGTGAGGGACGGCATCCTCGGGAAGCTGATCTATACCACGATCGCCATCACTGGCTTCGTTGTCTCGGTGCGCAGCCAGAACATCTTCTTCGGACCGACCACTGCCGGGCTGACGCTGCATGTCGCCCTGGCCCTAGCCGGTGCCCGCCACATCTTCATGGTCACGTACTGGCAGCGAGTAAAGGTCTGGCTGTGCCGGACGCTGAACTGCGAGCACTGCCTGCACTGTGACAAGGCACCTGGTGGTGTCGAGCGCCGGTGCAAGTAGTCATTTTCGAGACGCGCTCAGGCTACCGCTTTACCAATCTGAGTACTGGCCGCGTTCTTACTTGATTGGAATTGGTCTTCCTGGACAACTCTTTAAGCGAGCCAAGGTTTTCTAAAAGCTTTGCCATGGCATTGGCTAGGGATTCCACTTCAGCTACTACGGCTGGATCTTTAGTTAAATCAGAATTTTTAAGGCTCGAAAATACTCCTGCAATCTTGATGAAGTGTTCGGAGGCTAGGTATAGATCTCTCTTGCTTTGTTCCGTATTCACTTTTGGTTCCTGCGCTTCCGTGGCTAATACCAAGGTTTCGGCAAATATCCTCGCAAGATTAACCCCGGCGACGGACGGCTGAAATTGAATGCCCGATCCGCGCCACGTTTTCGAATGCGCCAAATCGTGGCGCGAGGTTTTGCAGATGAGCAATGTCACCCGCCTGCGCCACGCACTACCGATGAGCCAGGACATCAACTCTGCTGTAAGCGCTCTTGACAAGGCCATTGCCGATGCCGTGGACGCCGCCAAGGAAGCCGGGCTGCCCCAGGGGCTGATCGTGAGCCTGCTCCACGGTCACACCCACGCACAAACTCATCAGATGGTGACCGAATGACCATCAAGGTTTTGGAGTTCAAGCGGGAAGACTGGCGCGATGCCGCCAAGACCCTGCGCAAGATTGCCGATGACCTCGACGCCGGTGAGCATCCCGAGTGCACGGTGGGCGCCTTGACGCTTATCGGCGCGAAGGGAGAGGTGACCGTGTTCGGTCTCGGCCCCAAGTGTGACGACCTTCAATGCCTGGGTGACATGCGCCTGGGTGAGCAGAAGCTGATTGATGTGCTGCTGGATAGCGGGGAAGGGTAGGTGTGCCGCAGATGAGTGCGGCACGCTATAGAACTGATTTAGCGGGTTTGAAACAACACGCATTGCACCACGGGTTGCGAGGCTTCAATGCAGGCTGCGCCGCGTTCATGCAACGGTTGATAGAGGCTGCCGACTATGAAGCCCATGAGTGCAACGACTACACAGTAAATCCCAGCCCGCTCCCTTGGGGCCTCGGTGCGGTTCGCATAAGCCACACCGCGGCGCACCTGTCGCGCGAACAGATAGAGCACGACGAAAGCGGCTGCGATCAAAAAGCTAAAAATACCGACTTCTGGAATCATGGTTTTTCTCTCAATGATTTATGAATCAATAACCTGACAAACACTTGGCGTCACTAGTTTGTCGGCGTCGAGCTGATTGTTGATTTCTATCTGAGATCAATTCAAGTACGTGATGTCCCGAATTTAAAAAATAGATAGAGAAAGCGATGACAACCAAGCAACCCGACTGGGAGGCGATCGAACGAACCTACCCAGCCGAGATTGCAAACTTCAGGGCTTACTGAGCAGGCAAGCAACGATCCCGGGCTTCACACATTCCGGTGCGATCATGAAAATGACGACTGCTACTGCAAGCACTAAGTAAATTGTGTTTTTCATCCTTCGAGCCTCGTTGGTTAATGAGAGCTCATTAGGCCGGGCTGGCTCGCGAATAGGCGGGCAATCTGCCCCTCTTTTGGGGGCGAACTCTGAATTGAGAAGGTTCTTCTGGTATGAATCGGCCGCGTCCTCCTGCGTCATTGGTCGAGCTATCCGATCTTTCGGATTTCGGCACCTGCCTGATGCCTGCCCCCGAAGTGTGGGAATGGCTCCAAGCCGAGATACTCGCCGACACCGGCACCATTCACAACGAAGACCATGCTCATCTACTGGATGCAGACATCCGGGTTATGTGGGCGTCGTCGAGCTTCGAGAAGCAGGGCAGAACAGTCCTGGGCCAGGCCGAACAGGTAGCGTTCCGTGCTGGCGGCTGGCAGAAGGCGCGAATGGAGCAGCAGATGCGTGATTGGTTCGGCGAGGTGCCGGCCTTCATCATCACGTTGGCTGCCGACTACTGCGCCCAGTGCAGCGACCTTGAGTTCTGCGCGCTGATCGAACATGAGCTGTATCACCTGGCTCACGCGACCGACAAGTACGGTCAACCAGCATTCACCCAAGACGGTGCACCGAAGATCAAGCTGCAGAGCCACGACGTCGAAGAGTTCGTCGGTGTGGTCCGCCGCTACGGTGCAAGCCCTGACGTTCAAGCGTTGGTGGATGCTGCAAACAGTCCTGCTGAGGTGGGGAAATTGAACATTGCGAGGGCCTGCGGAACCTGTCTGCTCAAGTCGGCCTGATCCTTGACAGGACCTTGACGGAATAAACCCATATGGCAGCCCTGAAAGATGAGGTGAAGCGCTTCATTGTGCAGGCCCTTGCCTGTTTCGATACACCCTCCCAAGTTGTACTGGCCGTCAAGGAAACGTACGGCCTCGAAGTGACACGTCAGCAATGCGAGCTGTATGACCCCACGAAGTACGCCGGACGCGATCTTGGTGCGAAGTGGAGGACCGTGTTTGAAGATACCCGTAAGCGTTTTCGGGAGGACACGGCCGAGATCCCGATAGCCAATCGTGCCTTCCGGCTTCGTGGCCTGGGGCGAATGGCTGAGAAGGCCGAGAACATGCGCAACCTGGCGCTCACCGCTCAGCTGTACGAGCAGGCCGCCAAAGAGGTGGGCGACGTCTACGTGAATCGCCGCCTTGAACCTGAAAAGCCTTTGGGCTCCCACGCTGACCAGCAGCACGCAGTTGCTGAGTACACCCTGGAGCCCGATGAGAATGTCCCCGCTACCCCGTACCTTTGACCCGCCGGTGAAGCTGACGCCGAAGCAGGCGAACATTTACTGCTGGGGCTTTCAGCCTGAGGCCCGCTTCCGCGATGCGGTGTGTGGTCGCCGGTTCGGCAAGACGTTCCTGGGTAAGGCGGAGATGCGTCGTGCTGCCCGCTTGGCTGCGGAGTGGGGCGTAAGCGTCGAGGATGAAATTTGGTACGGCGCACCGACCTTCAAGCAGGCCAAGCGAGTGTTCTGGCGCCGGCTGAAGCAAGCGATCCCGGAGGCATGGCGTGCACACCGCCCTAATGAGACGGAATGCTCGATCACGCTCAAGTCCGGCCACGTCATGCGCGTGGTAGGGCTCGACAACTACGACAACCTTCGAGGCTCCGGTCTCTTCTTCGTCCTGGTGGATGAATGGGCAGACTGCCCTTGGGAAGCGTGGGAAGAAGTCCTGCGGCCGATGCTCTCGACCTGCCAATACTCGATACCGGGCATCGGCATGCGAAAAGGTGGCCACGCATTGCGCATCGGCACGCCCAAGGGCTTCAACCATTGCTACGACACGTTCCTCGATGGCCGGCCAGGCCATGAGCCCGACCACAAGAGTTGGCTCTACACCTCGCTCGACGGCGGCAACGTTCCGGCTGAAGAGCTGGAAGCTGCCCGCCGCAAGATGGACCCTCGGACCTTCCGGCAAGAGTACGAGGCCAGCTTCGAGAACTACCAGGGCGTCGTCTACTACACGTTCAATCGTGAGGCGAACCGAACCAGCGAGACGATCAAGCGCGGTGAGGCGCTGCACATCGGCATGGACTTCAACGTCATGAAGATGGCCGCCGTGGTGCATGTCATCCGTGACGATCTGCCATTGGCCCTCAGCGAGTTCTCTGAGGTGCGCGACACACCAGAGATGATTGAGAAGATCAAGCTTCGCTTCCCTGATCACAGCATTGCGATCTACCCGGACGCCAGCGGTCAGAACACAAGCAGCAAGAGCGCGAGCGAGTCTGATCTGTCATTGCTCAGGAAGGCCGGTTTCACCGTAGTGGTGGATTCGACCAACCCAGCGGTGAAGGACCGGGTCAACGCCATGTGCGCGATGTTCGCCAACACGTACGGCGAGCACCGGTACCGGGTCAACGTCGATCAATGCCCGAAATACACGCAGTGCCTGGAACGGCAGATCTACACGGACAAGGGTGAGCCCGACAAAAAGGCCGGTTATGACCACCTGGTGGACGCCCCCGGCTACTTCATTGCCAAGCGGTACCCGATCAAAACACGCACAGGCGGAACACGCCGAATTGGAGGCTTGGCCTGATGCCAGTGCAATCGACAAACCCCGACTACGACGCGCACATTGCCGAGTGGGAGATGATGGACGACGCGCTCGAGGGTGAGTGCGCCGTGAAGCGCAATGAGCGCAATCTGCCCAAGCCGAGCGGCATGGTTGAGGCAGAAAAGCTCGACGCTGCGGGTAACAAGTACCTCTACGAGAACTACACGGCCCGGGCTCAGTATGAGCACTGGGTGCGGGACTCACTGCGCTCAATGATGGGCCTGGTCTCTCGGCTGATCCCGGAGATAGAACTGCCCAGCGGCCTGAAGGGGCTGGAAGACAACGCGACGGCGGACGGCTTCGGCTTGAAGCAGCTGTTCTTCCGCATGGTTCGCCAGGCGATCTCCCACGGCCGTGTGCCGCTGGTGGTGAACATCGACGAAAGCGGTGAGCCGTATTTCTCGACGTACGCCACCCGCAACGCGATCAACTGGGACACGGCTGATCAAGGCGGTCGGCAGGACCTGGTCCTCTCGGTATTTCGCGAGTTTCGCAAGAAGGGCGGCGATCGCTACAGTCATGACTGCGACACGGTTTTCCGTGAATTCTTCATGGAAGGCAACGTCTGCTACACGTCGGTGCGGAATGAAGGCGGCGAACTTGTCGAGGACGAGAGACCCCTGGGTACTACCGGCACCGACAACCGACTGATCAAAGGCTTGGCGTACCTGCCGGTGATCTACTGCGGCTCAACCGACAATTCGCCGGACGTCGACGAGGTGCCGCTGCTGACCATGGCGCGGGCCGCGTTGAAGTCCTATCAGATCAGCGCTGACTATTTCAGCTCTCTGCATCAGACCAGTCATCCGCAGCCGTGGGTGTCGGGTCTGGATGAGGCGGTGGAGTTGAGCGTAACCGGTCCATCCGCTGCCTGGGATCTTGGGCCGAACGGAAAGGCTGAATACCTGGAGTTCAAGGGCACCGGCATTGAAGCCAACCGCAAAGCCATGGATGACCAGAAGAACGCCGCGCTTGAGGCAGGCGCCAAGGTCATGGACGTGGCCGGCACTGAGTCGGGCGAGGCCCGGAAGACGCGCCAGAACGACCAGCACGCCACGCTGCACAGCATCGTCATCACGGTGGCCGAGGCAGTGGAGCAGGGCTTGCGATACGCCGCCGAGTGGAAGGGTTACGACACCAAGCAGGTTAAGTTCAAGGTGAATCCTGAGTTCGTGACCCCGGTGGTCGACGCACAGGTACTCGCCGAGCTGCTCAAGGGCGTGATGGCCGGCACGATCAGCGCCGACACCTACTGGCAGTACCTCACCACCGGCAAGCTGCCGGACCGCCCATACGATGAAGAGGCCGACCTGATCAGCGATGAGCGCGAGTCGGCCGGCATCAATTTGGACAAAGACGATGCCATCGACAAATCTGGTGCAGGCGGACAGCCAACTGCTGGAGCAGACGACGCGCCACTCGGTAATGCTGGAGCGGCTTAAGGCCGGCGAGGTAAAGAAGTTCGAGAAGTACCTGCGCCAGATCGACAAGCTGGTGCGGGATCAACTCACCCGCAAGGAGCTGACCACCTACAGCCGGGACCGCCTTGAGCAGTTCCTGGCCCGGGTGGATGGCAAGCTACTGGAGATCTACAAGGCCTACGGCGACCTGGTGCAGGCCGATCTGGTCGATATCGCGCTGTACGAGTCGAGCTTTGAGGCCAAAAGCCTGAGCAATGCACTGTCCATCGACGCTGTGGTGCCGACCAACACGGTGATCCGTGCGGCGGTGTTCTCCTATCCGCTTCAGGTAAAGGGCATCGACGGTGGAAAGCTGCTGAAGAGCTTTCTCAGCGGCTGGACGCGGACCGAGACGATGCGCGTCACGAACACCATCCGGCTCGGCTTCGGCCAGGGCCAGACCAATGCCCAGATCATCCAGGCGATTCGCGGTACCGCGGCGCAGAATTTTACGGACGGCGTCCTGGCGGTGAGCAACCGCAACGCTTCCGCCGTGGTGCAGACGGCAATACAGCATGTGGCCACGACGGCACGAATGGAGACGCTTAAGGCCAACAGTGACGTGGTGCTGGGCTACCGATGGGTGTCGACACTCGACCGCAAGACCTCGCAGCAGTGCAAGGGCCTGGATGGAATGCGCTTCGACCTGGGCAAAGGCCCGCTGCCGCCGGCGCACATCAACTGCCGGTCAACTACGGTGCCGACCACCAGGCTTTCGGAGATGTTCGCCAAGGACGCTACGCGCGCCTCTGTTGGCGACAACGGCGGGGCCCAGGTCGACGCTGGCCTGAATTATTACGAGTGGCTGGCAACGCAACCGGCGAGCTTCCAGGATCATGCCCTCGGGCCGGTCCGGGGCAAGTTGTTCCGCGATGGAGGGCTGACGCCGGAGAAGTTCGCCAAGCTGCAGCTCGACAAGTCGTTCAAGCCGCTGACCTTGGCGCAACTGAAGGACGCAGAGCCCGACATGTTCACCCGAGCAGGCGTTACACTCGGCGCTCAACCAGATTGAGATAGCACATGCAGATCATCGTTGAGGACGGGAAGGGCAGGCCAGACGCCAACAGCTTCGTGCCGCTGGAGAAGCTGACCTTCTACCGCGACTACTATGGGTTCCGGATACCTGAAGCTGAGGCTGACCAGGTCGAACTGCTGCTGCGCGCTGCGGCCGACATCAACGGTCGCCAGTGGAAAGGGCGCAAGGCCAAGCCTGAACAGGCAATGGCCTGGCCCAGGCGTGACTGCAAGATCGAATACCAAACGCTTTCCGAGACATTCGTCCCCTTTGAGCTGGAATGGGGCCAGGTACGGCTGGCCGTCGAGCTATACGCTGTCGAGCAGGGCTTCCAGATCGAGGAGCCAACGCATTGCACTGAGCCCAATGGCCGGCGCACGCGGCTCAACCGAGATACGCCAGGCTTTCGCATGCGGCCGCCGCCTTACGCACCGAGCAGGACGCAGTTCGCCGATTACTTGGTGATGCGCGGGTTACGGCTAGTTTAGAGAAACTCGGCTTGGATGTGCAAAGCACTGCCTGCTATAAAACTGCTTGAATAGGAGAGCTTTATGAACTGGATTCTTGGTGGTGTCGCGCTGTTGTTATGTCTTGTTACCGGCTTGCTCGGACTCACGGCAGGCATCAATTTGAACCCGGAGTCGACAGTCAGATTTATTCCTTCATGGGGCAGCCTTGGAGACTGGATTTCCGGAATCGGCGCGCTGCTTGCTGTTGTCACAAGCCTTTACTTAGTGCGGCGTAACGAGGCGCTGCAGCATGAGAGAGAGCGAGAGAAAATAGAAATTGAGCAGTGGGCTAATGATTTTTTCTGCTCCATTCGGGTTATATCCCTGGGCATTTTCCCGTGTACCGTCAAGGCAGCTTTTTTGCTTGGTCCAGATGGCGGTGCCGTTCCACTTGACCGCTACTTACCGGATGAGAGTCGGGTGCGGCTGCCGGCACGCTTAGAAATCCGGGAGGATGTTCACTTCTCCTGGCGCATAGATCAACTGCGAGAAATTTTAGGGCGGATAAGCCTGTTTCGTTTGCAGTCCGCTGAATCGCTCAGAGTTCAAGTGACAACAGTTACCAGTGAAATAGTCGTTCCCATATCACCTGAGATAGCTGTGTATTTGATGGGCGCCTCCATTTCAAGCGGAATACCGATCGTTTTTGATGATTGACAGATCGAAACCAAAAAATTGCTTCTTCTAGACCTCGGCCATGCCGGGGTTTTTTTATGCCTGCAAAGCGGGCCGACCAAACCCAAGGGGTGCACCAAGTGGCAGACGAAAACCAGATTGATCTTGAAGACCCGGCAGTTCAGACCGCCATTGCTGCAGCTGTAGAGGCGGCGACCGTGGGCCTCAAGAACAAAAATACCGAGCTACTTGGCTCGCTCCGGACCACCAAAGCTGAGCTGGACGGTTTCAAATCTCAGTTTGAAGGCCTGGACATCGCAGCCGTGAAGGGCCTCCTGACCAAGGTGGGCCAGGATGAAGAGACCAAGCTGATTGCCGAGGGCAAGCTGGACGAGGTCATCACCCGCCGTACCGAGCGCCTGCGCACCGACTATGACATCAAGCTGGCCGCCGAAAAGGCCCGTGCCGATAAGGCCGAACAATTTGCCGCCAAGTACAGCGACAAGGTGCTGGCCGACTCCATCCGCGCTGCTGCCATCAAGGCCGGCGCGCTCCCAGAGGCCGCCGAGGACATCATCCTGCGCGCCCGGGGCACTTTCAAACTCAGTGAAGACGGTGAGGCAATTGCCACCGACCGTGACGGCGAGGTCGTTTACGGGAAGGACGGGAAAACCCCGCTGTCGCCGCTCGAATGGGCGGAATCCCTGCGTGAAACAGCAACACACCTGTGGCCAAGGGCTCAGGGTGCCGGGCAGACCGGCGACAACGGTGGCAAGGCCACGAAAAAGTGGGGCGAGTACACGGAAACCGAGCGCGCTGCGATCGCCCGTGACAACCCCGAGCTCTTCAAGAAAATCCAGGCCACCAAAGGAACCTAATCCATGGCAACTACCCAACTGACCGACATCTTTGTCGGCGACTACTACGCCTCGCTGGCGCCGGTTAACAGCCCGGAAAAGACCGCTGTGTACGAGTCGGGCATTGTGACCCGCTCGCCTGTGCTGGACGCGATCGCCTCCGGCAGCCAGGGCACCGCCGAGATCAGCTACTGGCAGGATCTCAACGCCGATGAAGCGCCGAACATCAGCAACGACGACCCGAACGACCAGGGCGAAGTCGGCAAGGTCACCCAGGACAGCATGCGTGCCCGCGTCCTGTACCTCAACAAAGGCTATGGCGTTGCCGACCTGACCGCTGAGCTGGCGAACAGCGAGCCTCAGCAGCAGATCCGCAATCGCTTCGGCACCTACTGGACCCGCCAGTGGCAGCGTTACACCCTGGGCGCGGCTCGCGGCATCATCGCCTCGAACATCGCGAACAACGGCGGTGACATGGTCATCGACGCGGGCGCAACCATCAGTGCGAACGCCTTCCAGGACGCTGCGTTCACCGCCGGTGATGCGGCCGACCAGTTCGGAGCAATCGGCGTGCACTCGGTGGTGATGAACCAGATGGTCAAGCAGGACCTCATCGAGTACCTGCGTGACTCTGACGGCAAGATCATCCTGGCCACCTACCTCGGCAAGCCAGTGTTCATGGACGATGCCTTGGTGTATGGCGCCGGCAAGTACCTGTCGGTGTTCTTTGGCCAGGGCGCTTTCGGCTACGGCGAGGGCACGCCGAAGGTGCCGGTAGAGCTGGAGCGTAAGCCAGGCGGCGGTAACGGCGGTGGTGCCGAAGTGCTGTGGGAGCGGAAGACCTACATCCTCCAGCCTGCAGGCTTCAGCTGGAAGGGTTCCGAGGCTCAGAACCTCAGCCCGACCGCCACCCAATACGCCGCTGCCGCGAACTGGCAGCGTGTGTTCAGCCGCAAGCAGGTTCCGTTCGCCGCTGTGATCAGCGGTACCACCACGCCGTAATTCGGCCCACACAGCCTGGCGCCCGTATGGCGCCGGGATGCTTTTGAGGTGACTTATGAAAGTGATCTACACGGACAAGCCGGGCAAAGAGCGCGGCGTGTGCTACCGCCTGCTGAATGAGTTCTTCGGCGTCATCGGCTCCGCGACCGAGGTGGTCGTTGATGGCGATGCACCGGATATCTTCGATGCTTACCAGGCCGCCGGCATCAAGGTTTCCGACGGCAAGGAGCAGGAAACACCGGAAACCGACCCTCTGAAAATGAAGGTGCCCGAGCTGAAAGAGTGGCTGACCGCTAAGGGCATTACCTTTGACGCGACCGCCAAGAAAGAAGACCTGCAGGCCCTGGTGCCAGCGGAATAAGGACAAGCACATGACCGACTTCATCACCGTTGCCGATGTTGATGCCTCGCTGGGTCCTGGTTGGGCCGGCACCGGTGATCCGGTCCTTGCTGTAGCCATGGCCAATGCCTGGCTCACAGCCAAGATTAAGCGGCCTGTTCCCGATCCGGTCCCGACCGAGATCAAAACAGCCGGCGCCCAGGTTGCCAAAGAGGCGGCGGCGGGCAAGCTATACACGGCAACGCAGAAGGAAGTGCAGAGCAAGACGGTCTCGGCTCAGTCCGGCACATCGGTGAGCAAGACCTACGTGGCAGGCTCTGCCGATCAGTCGGCCGGCGTGAACTTCGCCCTGGCGCTGCTGGAGCCTTGGATCAAGCGCTCCGGCGTGATGATGCTGAAAAGGATCTGATCATGGGCATGCGCGAAGAAATTCAGGCCGATCTGGCCGAGGCGTTCGACGATCCCGATGGCCTGGCCGATGCAGTCAAGCCGGTGACAGGCGTGCGCAAGGTCGCTGGCGAGTATGACCCGGAACTGGGCGGCGAAACGCCGGAGACCATCGTGACGTACTCGGGGCGCGGCGTTCTGGGCAGCTACTTGTCCAAAGAAATCGACGGCTCCCTCATCCAGACCACCGACAAGAAGCTGCTGGTGCTGCAAAACGAGCTGTTCGTGTCGGAGGCCGGCGTGCCGACGGCGGTACCGGCTACCCCGGCCATTGGCGATATCGTCAACGGGCTGCGGGTGATGAACGTGTCCGCCGACCCGGCTGATGCAACGTGGACAGCGCAACTGAGGAAATGACATGGCGACCCAATCCGGCAGCTTCGCCCTCAGCCTGGCCGAGTTCGCCGCCCAGGCCAGCGAAGCCATCGACGCGAGCCTGCGCGAGATCATCATCGAGATTGGAAGCAGCATCATTCGCATGTCGCCGGTGGGCAATCCTGAGATATGGGCAGCGAACGTCGCTCACCGGGAATCCAATGCCCGGGCAGCTGATGACTACGACTTCAAAGTCGCCGTCCGCAATACGCTCATCAACCTGAACGAATCGAACTTCACGAAGGCGGGCAACCTCAAGCGCGGCGTGAAATATGCCAAACCGCTAACGAAGACCGAGCGCGACCAGAACTTCAGCGTGAATGGCTTAGTAGCTGGCCGAGACTATGTTGGCGGTCGCTTTCGGGCGAACTGGAATTTCTCCATCGGCTCTGTCGACAACAGCTTCCGTATTCACCCAGACCCGACAGGAACCGAGGCAACCGCAAGGCTTGTGGCGGGCGCTTTTGAGTTCAAGGCCGGGCAGACAGCTTTTATCGTTAACAACTTGCCCTATGCGATCCCGCTGGAGTTCGGCCATTCCACCCAGGCCCCCGGCGGCATGGTTCGGGTAACCGTGGCTCGCTTTCAGCAGATAGTGCTGGAGGCCATCAGGAACAACCAGGTATGAGTCACGCAATCATCGCCTCGATTTACGAGGCCAAGCTCATCGCCTGGAACGCTGCCAGGTCGGACAGGTTCAAGATCGTTTTCGAGAACACGGCCTACGCGCCGGCGGAGGGCGAGACGTACCTTCGGGCCTTTACCATCCCAGGCGATACCGCAAGCAACACGCTCGGCGGCGATCACCGGCTGTTCACAGGCGTGTTTCAGGTCAGCATCATCGCGCCGGCGGGCACCGGCAAGACCAAGACCAACCCAATCACCACCGAGCTGGTTGGCCTGTTCCCGCTATACGCCAGAGACACGAAGGGTGCGGTCACCGTGGTGACCATGTCGCCAGTTGACCAGGGGCCAGGCATCACAGGCGATTCGACCTACACCGTCCCGATCTCGTTTTTGTACCGGGCCGACACTAACTGATCCCGCCCATTGGGCAAACCCAGAGACCCGCCATTGAGCGGGTTTTTCACATCTGCAAAGAGGAAATACCCATGGGCTACAAACTCCCGAACGGCGGCACCTTCCAGCACGCTGCAACCTACGGCGCGGCACTGGCGTTCGCTGCCATCAGCAATGCGAGCGAGGCGGTGGCCACTGTTGTTGGCGGCACCATTGCTGCCGGCGATATTGTTCTGCTCACGTCCGGCTGGAGCAAGCTGGATAGCAAAGTGGTGCGCGTGAAGGCGGCCACCGCCACGGCTATCACCCTGGAAGGTATCGACACCACCGATACGCAGGTTTTCCCGGCTGCGGGCGGCGCAGGCACTATGCGCAAGGTGCTGACCTGGGTGCAGATCCCGCAAATCTCCGACGTTGCCTTCTCCGGCGGCGAGCAGAACTACCTGGACGTGGTGTTCCTCGAGGACGACCAGGGCAAGCAGATCCCCACCGACAAATCGGCGGCAAGCATGGTGCTCACCATCGCCGACGATCCGGCCCAGGCGTTCAACGGAGTGCTGCTGAAGGCGGACGCCGGCAAGCAGATCGAAGCGGCCCGCTTGAACCTGCCCGGTAACGACACGCTGCTGTATGGCACTTACACGTCGTTCTCCAAACAGCCCGCGGTGTCCCGTAACAACCTGCTGACACGCACCGTCAGCTTGGCGTTGCAGGCCGAGCCGACCCGCTACCTGACTGCGGTGGTTTAACCCATGGCTAAGATCCGTATTGCGCAAAAGGCTACGTTCAATGCGCCCGTGCTGATCCCGATCGTCGGCAGCGCGCCCGAGAAGGTTGAGTTCACCTTCAAGTACCGGGATCGCGCCGAGCTTGCCGCTTTATTCGATGATTGGAACGAGGCGCGGGACAAGGCGCGGGCCGCGCTAGGCGACAAGCCGTCTTGGTCAGAAGTGGTCGCTGTTGATACCGAGCAGCAAACCCAGCAGATCAAGGACCTGGTAGTCGGCTGGGGCTTCGATGACGAATACAACGAAGACAACATCGTCGCATTTGTGAAGTCCTGCCAGGGTGCCGCCGAGGCGGTTGTTAAGGCCTACGAAGGCGCATACAACCAGGCCCGCCTGGGAAACTGACCGACGCCGCCCGCGCGATGTATTCGCCAGATGTGCCGGACACGGTAATCGGCATTTTCGGTCTTGCCCCTGGTGATCTGGTTGAGGAAGTTGAGGTCTGGCCATGCAACTGGCCGGCCTTCCTCCTTTTCAACCGCATGTCCACCCAGTGGCGAGCAGGCGCCGGCGGCGCGATCGGTCTCGACTACAGCTGCATCCGAGATGTGGCCGGGTTCCTCGGCATCAAGAAAAAGAAACTCGCTGAAATCTTCCCTGACCTTCAGGTGCTGGAAGGCGAAGCCCTGCGCGTTATGGCGGAGGAAAGGGAAAACAGCCCGTAACCACGGGCACTTATTCAAGGTGAGTCGATGAACATTGCAGAACTCGGCGTCAAGATCGACTCGGCCGATGCAATCCAGGCAAAAACGAGCCTGGATGAAATGGCGAAGGCAGGTGGCCGGGCCGAGCAGTCCACCGTTTCGCTGATGAACGAAATGCAGGCGCTGGAAAAGTCACTTTCCACCAGCGCCAAAACCACCCAGGACCTGGCGAAGCAGCGTGACGCTCTCGCCAAGCTGACCAAGACCGGCGCCTATGGCGAGGCCGAGGCGGCGAAGATCTCCGCTCAGCTGGACAAGCAGCAGATCGCCCTGGCCAAGTCTGCCCTCGACGAGCAGAAGGCCCTGAACAGCCTGCTGGGAGCCATCGACCCAGCTCGCGCTGCCCTCGCCAAGCTGGATACGCAGGTCGAGCAGCTTGGCAAACACCTAGATGCCGGCCGTATCAGCCAGGACCAGTACAACAGCGCCCTGGGTAAGATCGACAAGGATTACGCCAAGCTCGAAAAGACCACCACCGGTTTCGACAAGCTGCGCCTCGGTACCCGCCAGGCGCAGGAAAACGTCGTGCAGTTGGGTAACGCGCTGTCGTCGGGTGATTGGGGTAGCGGCGTTCGCGCCGTCGCTCAGTTGGGCGCCGGTGCTGGCGCTGGTGCTGCTGGTCTGCTCGCCATCCTGGCCCCGCTGGCCCTGGCTACTGCCGCCGTGGGTGGCCTCGCCGTTGCCTACTACAAGGGCAGCGAAGAGCAGGACCGCTATAACAAATCACTGATCCTTACTGGCAACTACGCCGGCGTGAGTGCCGGGCAGTTGGGTGACATGGCGCGGCAGGTCAGCGCTACCGTGGGCACCACAGGCCAGGCCGCTGCAGTGCTGGCGATGCTGGCGGAAAATGGCAAGATTGCCGGCGAGAGCTTTGCCGGCATCACCCAGGCCGCAGTGTCGATGCAGGAAGCCACCGGCAAGGCGGTCGGCGAGACTGTTGCTGAGTTCGTCAAGCTCGCCGATGACCCGGTTAAAGCCTCTGCAGCGCTGAACGAGCAGTACCACTACCTCACCGCTTCGGTTTACTCGCAGATTGCCGCGCTGGAAGAGCAGGGCGATCACGCGGGCGCCGTGAAGCTGGCGACCGAGTCCTACGCCGATGCAATCAACGAGCGCACGCCGAAGATTCTGGAAAACCTGAGCTTCTGGGAGCGAGGCTACAACGCCGTTGCGCGCGCGGCCGACAGTCTGAAGAACATTGGACGACCGGATATCGGCGCCGATATTGAGCAGGCTCGCCGGGACCTGTCGAGCGCGCAATCCGGTGACGTTGGCTTTTTCCAAAACAAGCAGGAGATGATTGATCTCTATCAAAATCGCCTGAACATGCTTGAAGACCAAAAGGCGGCTCAGGCTGAAATCGCCAAACTGGAAGGCGATCAGGCGAAGGCTCAGCAGTCTGCAATTACTTCGATGCAGAAGGTTGACGCGCTCACCAAGTCCTCGTGGACGAATGAGCAGAAGCGGGCAGATGCACTCAAGGACTACAAAAAACAACTCGACGATATCCGCAAGGTAGCGCCGAACGATCCTCGCCTGGCCCAGGCAACGGTCGACAAAAATATCGCCAACATCAACGACAAGTTCAAAGACCCGAAGGCAACCGGCACCCAGGTTGATCTAACAAGCTTCAACAACGCCAAGAACGAACTGGCGGCGATCACCGACACCTACAAAAACTACCAGAAGGAACTCGAAGCGGCGCAAAAGGCCGGCCTGCTGTCCGAGGAAGACTATCTGCTGCGGCGCCAGGCGCTGATCGGCAATCAGCTCGACCAGACGACGGCAGCCTACGAGGCAGAGATCGCAGCGCTTGAGGCCGCCAAGGGTAAGAAGTCCACGTCGGCTGCGCAAAGCATCCAGCTGGACCAGAAGATCGCCGACGCGCGGGCAGGGATGGTCAAGGCGCAGAAGGATGCCGACAGCCAGCTTGATGTGCTCGCAACCAACGAGACCGGGCGCCTTGCCAAACAGGAGAGGGCGATCAGCACGTACGTGCAGGCGCTGGGGCAGCAACAGCGTGCCCTGGAATTGGCAGGCCAGCGCGCAGTGCTTGGCGTAGGGCAGGGCGATCGCCAGAATGCGCTCAGCGGCGAACTGAACAGCCAGCAAGACCGGTTTGCTCAGCAGTCGCTGGAGCTTGCCAACCAGAAGTCCGACCCGTCGCGCAACATGTCGGAAGAGGAGTTCACCCGTAAATCTCAGGCGCTCGCCGACGCGAACAAAGCGGCGACCGACCAAATCCGGCAGAACTATGCGGACGTGGAGAACGCCCAGGGCGATTGGACGAAGGGAGCGACTGCGGCGTGGGACAACTACCTGGATTCGGCGCGGAACATCGCCGGGCAAACCAAAAGCCTGTTCGGCAACGCCTTCAGTTCCATGGAGGATTCCATCGTCAACTTTGCCATGACCAGTAAGGCGTCGTTCTCGGACTTCGCCAAATCGATCCTGGCCGACATGGCGCGTATCGCGACCCGCCAAGCCAGCTCCGCATTGCTGGGCAGTCTGGTGGGCGCGGCGGCAAGCTACCTCGGAGGTAGTGCTGCTGGCGGCGGCAATGGGCTGGCTGCCGGGTCTGCTGGCGCCACATCGTCAAACCTCGGCGCCTCTTCGGCCGGCTACTCCAACACCTACTTCCCGCAAGCCAAGGGCGGCGCGTGGTTGGGCGGTGTGCAGATGTTCGCCGACGGCGGCGCCTTCACCAACTCCATCGTCAGCAAGCCCACGGCGTTCGGCATGGCCAACGGCAAGACTGGGGTTATGGGGGAGGCAGGGGAAGAGGCGATCATGCCGCTGACACGCACGTCCAGCGGCAAGCTTGGCGTTATGGCTGCCGGTGGTGGATCTGGCTCTACGCAGATCAATGTCGAAGTGCATATCGATGGCGAGGGCAACGCTTCGTCCTCGGCTGATGCTCCCGGCTATGACCTTTTCGGCAAGGAGCTGGCTGCGTTCGTTGAGCAGAAGTACCAACAGATGCGCAACAAGGACATGGGCCAGGGCGGCGTCATCAACAAAGCAATTAAGGGGCGCTGATGGCTATCGAACGATTCACCTGGGCGACGGAGAAGGGCGCGGAGGGCGATATCGCCCAGCGCGTTCGCTCCAAGCAGTTTGGCGATGGCTACGAGCAGTCGGTCGAGGATGGCCTCAACAACCGGTCGCAATCCTGGCCCGTGACCTTCACGGGCTTGAAGGGGCGCGTCAAGGACATCATGGACTTCCTCGACCGCCACAAGGGGGCGAAGGGCTTCCTCTGGGAGCCGCCCCTTGGTGAGCTTGGCCTCTACAAATGCAACGGCTACAAGCCTGTGCACCGTGGCGGCCAGGTGTACGCCATCACCGCGACTTTCCAGCAAACCTTTCATCCCTGAGATAACTGCCCATGGCACTGATCACGGACATCCAGAAACTGGAGCCCGGCGGCGAGATTCGCCTGTTTGAAATTGACGGGACGGAATACGGCGCCGATTACCTGCGCTTCCACGGGCACGCCATCCCTCACACGCCAAAGGAATTGCTGGCCTATGAGGGCTCGGAAGAGGACCTGCCCGCCAAGTCGATTATCTGGCAAGGCGAGGAGTACGCGGCGTGGCCGGTGCAGATTGAGGGTATTTCCTCGAGCAGTGACGGCACCGCCTCTCGGCCGACTTTCGCCGCCGGCAACGTCAACGGGCGTGTCACTGCGCTTTGCTTGGCCTTCGAGGACATGCTCAAGTTCAAGCTGACGGTCCGTGAGACGCTGGCCCAGTACCTGGACGCAGCGAACTACCCAGACGGCAACCCAACCGCTGACCCTACTCAGGAGGCGCTGGAGATCTGGTACATCGACCAGAAAACCAGCGAGGACGATGAGGCGGTGGTCTGGGAGCTGTCCTCCCCGGGTGAGATCGACAACCACGGTTTGCCCGGCCGGCAAATGACGACGTTCTGCCACTGGGCCATGACCAACGGTTACCGGGGGCCTGACTGCGGCTATACCGGCGCGGCGATGTTCGACGACGAGGACAACCCCACGGACGACCCAGCGCTGGATCAGTGCAAGGGCTGCCTGTCGTCCTGCAAGTTGCGCTACGGCGAGAACAACGAATTGGCCTTCGGTGGCTTTCCTGCTGTTTCCCTGATTGCCCGGAGCTGACCATGCGTAAACACATCATTGCGGCCATTCAGGCGCACGCGGCGGCCCAGTATCCGAAAGAATGTTGCGGCCTGCTGCTGGCCGTCGGGCGCAAGCAGAAGTACTTCCCGTGCACGAACATCGCCACTGAGCCGGGGGAAGAGTTCCGGCTCGATCCCGAGGACTACGCCGCGGCGGAAGACTTGGGCGAAGTGATCGGCATCGTTCACTCACACCCGGACGCTACCAGCAGGCCGTCTCCGCATGACTTGGCCATGTGCGAGGCCACGGCCTTGCCTTGGCACATTCTGTCTTGGCCCGAGGGCGACATGCGCACGATCACGCCCACGGGCAGCACGCCGCTGCTCAAACGCCCTTTTGTGCATGGGGCCTGGGATTGCTGGCAGGTTTGCGCTGATTGGTATCAGCGGGAGTGGGGGATTGAGTTCGAGGCCTTCCAGCGCATCGACGGCTGGTGGGAGAGTGCAGAGAACGCAAGCCTCTACGAGCAGCACTACGAGTCAGCTGGCTTTGTACGCGTTGACCGACCACAGCGCGGCGACATGATTGTTATGCAGGTTGGCCGTACAGTCCACCCGAACCACGCCGGGATTTACCTGGGTACTGATCCGGCACTTCCTGGCGAAGAGTCGGGCACCTTCGGGCCTGGCCCGTTCCTTCTGCACCACCTGTACGGCAGGCCGTCCGAGATAATCGTCTACGGCGGCCCTTGGAATGACCGGACACGGCTAATCCTCAGGCACAAAGGTGCTCAGAGCCATAAAATTTCCATATAAGCACAGTGAGATCGAGTTCTTCAACTTCAGAGTGTCGCAACGTCTTTGTTTAACTGCGCTTCGCGCAGCAAAACTGTTTTTCCTCGGATGCCCTCAATTTGCGCAAGGAGATGCCGATAGGATTGCTATGACCTAAGAGGCGATTTCCTATGTTCAACGCTAAGCTTAAAAAGCAGCTTCAATCACAAGAAAGCGAATTGTTTGAGCTACGCCAGCTACGCGATGGCCTGAACCGTGAAATGTTGACGTTGAGTATTGACTCGACGTTTAAAATTACGGGATGCAACGAAAACTTTGGAGCGGCGCTGGGGTACGCCCCGGATCGACTTCTAGGTCGTGCCATGGCAGAGATTGTTCCACAGTACGTCTCCCAGTTGCCGTGCTTTCATAACTTCCGAGCAGCAGTTGCTGCAGGCAAATCTATAACTGACGATTACAGGTACCTTCATGCTGATGGTTCATTGGTGTGGATTCATGCTCATTGGCAACCGATCATGGATGCGAGCGGCCAATTGAGTCATGTCACTTGCTATGCGACAAATATTACGTCACGAGTTGAAAAAGCCTCAGAAAATGCTTCATTCATTGAGGCGTTATTACGTTCTACGGCGGTAATCGAGTTCGATCTCTCTGGGCATGTACTAATGGCAAACGATCAATTTTTACAAGCCATGGGTTATAGCCTGGGACAAGCGAAAGGGAGCCACCACCGTATTTTCTGTAAACCAGAACAAGTTTCTTCCCAAGAGTACAAGGATTTCTGGTCAACTTTGAACAGGGGTGAGTTCGTTGCTGGCCGATTCGAACGTATAGACAGCCGCGGCCAAACGGTATGGCTGGAGGCAACCTATAACCCTGTTTACGACACCGAAGGGAAACTTTGCAAAGTGGTTAAGTTCGCGACGGTAGTATCCGATCAGGTGGCCCGCGAGCAAGAAGTCAGCGGGGCAGCTCAAACAGCATTTGAAATATCTCAGCAAACTGATGTCAGCGCACAGCGAGGAGCAGTCGTAGTCAACGATACTATGCATACAATGCGCAAAATTGCCGTTGACATGCAGGCGGCCTCCGGGGGAGTAGAAGCGCTGGGCAAGCAGTCACTGTTGATCAGCTCCATTATTCAGACAATCAGTAGTATCGCCCAGCAAACCAACCTTTTGGCTTTAAACGCAGCGATTGAAGCTGCTCGCGCAGGCGAGCAAGGTCGAGGCTTTGCCGTTGTGGCTGATGAGGTTCGCCAGTTGGCTGGGCGCACCAGCACGGCGACTGAAGAAATCGCGTCGGTTGTTTTGCAGAATCAGAAACTGGTAGATGAAACCGTCGCGGAGATGGCAAATAGCAAATCCCAAGCCGAGCAAGGCCTTGACCTTGCCACCCAGGCAGGCCAAGTCATTGTTGAAATTCAAGATGGAGCCAAGCGCGTGGTTGAGGCCGTGGGTAGGTTCGCTACGCAGGTGGCTTAGCAATTGAGTGGGCGCTATAAAACCTTCAGCTAGGGTTTGACGTTCGTCTTATTGGGAAATCATCGCAAGGAAACTTTGCCAATGTCTCAATGCTTACAATTGGCGAAGTCAGATGCAAATATCACGTCGACTAAATGCCGGTTAACCTCTTGTGAACCCCAAGAGCCACGCATATGTGAGATTTTCGTGTTGCTTCGTTGTTGGTGATAAAGTCTTGCCATACATCAATGAGGGAACGACATGAAATTATTCGTAGGGGCGCTGGCCTTGGTTGCGCTGTCAGGATGTTCAACTCCATCAGACTTGATGGCTGGGAAGCCTGTTACGACGCAATTTACGACGAAGGATCCGCGCGCGGTCGCGTTATGCTTATATCCAGCCTGGCAGGACTACCGCTCCAATGCTGTGATGAACGAAACCACGACTGGTTATCGCATCGTTGCTGGATCTGATGCTGGACAGACGGACGACGTTTTGGATATCGAGCGCGGGAGCCAGGGTAAGGGCAGCATCGTGAAACATTACCAGCGAGCCGCATGGTCGCAAATTGGACGCGGTGGGCTTCTGCCGGCCCTAAATAGATGTATTTGAGTTCAACTTAAAAAAGCCGCCTCCGGGCGGTTTTTTTATTCCCGGAGCAAGCCATGTCAGCATTAGCAATCAACTATCAACCAATGACAACAATTTTGCTTTACGGCCAGCTACGCCAGTTCGGTAGATCATTTCGACTATCCGTTCGATCACCAGCTGAAGCGATCAAGGCGCTATGTGTTCAGATACCAGGGTTTGAACGGTTTATCTCAAACGCCAAATCGCGCGGGATAGAGTTCGCTGTTTTCCGGGGAAAGACGGCTCTTGGCGAGAAGGAAGTAGCGTTTTCAGGCGCTGGTGAAATTCGAATCGCCCCGATTATTACCGGCAGCAAGCGAGCCGGTCTTATTCAGACCATCATCGGTGCGGTGTTGATTGCTGTGTCGTTCATCCCAGGGTTTCAAGTGCTTGCCGCGCCCGGGATTGCGCTTGCGGCCGGCGGCGTAATCCAGATGTTGAGTCCTCAGGCCACGGGCCTCAAGACCAGCGCTGCGCCCGAGAACACGCCCGGCTACGCCTTTGGCAGCGCCAAGAACACAACGGCCTCCGGCAATCCTGTGTCGCTGTGTGCCGGCCGCCGACGCTGGGGTGGCGCGATCATCAGTGCCGCCATTTACGCCGAAGACCAGATGTAGCCAACACCCAAAAAAAACTGAAGCCGCCCCAGAGGCGGTTTTTTTATGCCTGGAGAAAAGCATGGGCGCAGCACGCAAGATCGATGTTTATGGCGCCAAGGGCGGTTCCGAGAAGCCTAAAACGCCAACCGAGGCACCAGACAGCCTGCGTTCCGTCGCCATTGCGAAAATGCTCATTGCGGTGGGTGAGGGTGAGTTTGACGGTGCTCCGACCGCCAAGGACATCTTTCTCGACAATACGCCGCTGAAAGACCCGCAGGGGAACATGAACTTCCCGAACGTGAAGTGGGAGTGGCGCAGCGGGGCTGTGGACCAGTCCTATATCCAGGGCATCCCATCGGTCGAGAACGAAACAACCATCAGCACGGAGCTGCGCAGCGGCACGCCGTGGGTTCGAGCAATCACTAATACCCAGCTCTCGGCTGTACGTGTGCGCTTTGCCTGGCCTGCGCTCCAATCGGTGGATTCCGGCGGCAACATCAACGGTTACACGATCGGGTATAAAGTCGAACTCGCAACGGATGGGGGCACATACCAGGAGGTTTTGAACGAGGCGGTGTCCGGCAAGACCACCAGCCTGTACGAGAGAACTCGCCGCATCAATCTGCCGCGCGCGACAACCGGGTGGCTTCTGCGGATCACTCGACTGACTGCAAACCAGAACAACAACAAAATCTCCGACACCATGCAGATAGCCGGCTTCACCGAGGTGATCGACGCCAAGATCCGGTACCCGAACACCGCGCTGCTTTACATCGAGTTTTCTGCTGAGCAGTTCCGCAGCATTCCGGCAGTGACGATCGAATGCGATGGCCGGAAATGGCAGGTGCCGAGCAACTACGACACCAGGTCGCGCACCTACACAGGTATCTGGGACGGAACCTTCAAGGAAGCCTGGACCGACAACCCTGTTTGGCACACTTACGGCATCACCACGAACGACCGTTTCGGCCTGGGCCGTCGCATCAAGCCGTGGATGGTGGATAAGTGGGAGCTGTACCGCATCTCGCAGTACTGCGACCAGCTGGTACCGGACGGGAAGGGTGGCCAGGAACCGCGCTTCATTTGCAACCTGAACCTGCAGAGCAAGGCCGACGCATGGTCGCTGCTGCGTGATATCTCCGCGATCTACCGGGGCATGACTTACTGGGCCCAGGGCCAGGTATTCACCCTGTCGGATATGCCGCGCGCTACCGACTTCGACTTTGCCTACACCCGGGCGAATGTCATCGATGGCAAGTTCACTTACTCCAGCGCATCGGAACGCACCCGTTACAGCCGGGCGCTGGTGAGCTACGACAACCCGCTGAACAACTACGACACTGATGTCACGGCTGTGACCGATCAGAAGCTTCAGCGACGCTATGGCGACAATCCGTTGGAGATCAGCGCAATTGGTTGTGACCGAGAGTCGGAGGCCCAGCGGCGCGGTAAGTGGGCGCTGCTCACGAACTCGAAGGACCGGGCTGTCAACTTCAAGGTCGGCCTGGACGGGCGTATCCCGCTGCCTGGCTACGTGATTCCGATCGCCGACGAACTCCTCGCCGGCCGTCCGGTGGGCGGGCGCATCTCGGCGGTGAGCGGCAAGGTCATCACCCTGGACCGCGACACCCAGGCCAAGGCAGGTGACAGGCTGATCCTCAACCTTCCCGACGGCAAGTGCGAAGGGCGCACCGTGCAACTGGTCAGCGGCCGGCAGGTAACCGTGACCGTTGCGTACTCCGTGCCTCCAGAGCGCGAGCTTGTGTGGGCGTTGGACGCCGATGACCTGGCCATCCCGCTGTATCGCGTGGTCAGCGTGGCCCGACCAGAGCCTGGAGTGTTCGAAATCTCAGCCGTTCAGTACGATCCGAGCAAGTTTGCTCACATCGACACCGGTGCACGCCTGGAAGAAAGGCCCATCAGCGTCGTGCCGATCACCGTGGTGCCGGCACCGGCGAGCGTTACCCTGACATCTAGCTACGCCGTGAACCAGGGCATCGCGATCAGCACCATGAACATATCGTGGCCTGCGGTCTCCGGCGCGGTCGCTTATGACGTGGAGTGGCGGAAGGACAGCGGCAACTGGATCAAGGTGCAGCGCACCGGCTCGACCAGTGTCGACGTCACCGGTATTTACTCGGGCGCCTACGTGGCCCGCGTGCGGTCGGTCAGTGCGTTCGAGATATCTTCGATCTGGAAAAGCTCAAATCTGACCAACTTGGAAGGGAAGGTCGGCCTGCCCCCGGCGGTGGCGTTCCTGACAACCACCAGCCTGGTCTATGGCATTGGCATTCAATGGGGCTTTCCACCTGGTGCGGAGGATACGCAGCGCTCGGAGCTTTGGTACAGCCAATCACCGGACCTGACCAC